AAAAAATCTGCCGCACCCGCCGCCGACAAAAACAATGACGATAACGATGTAAGGTTTTAATCATGAGCAAACTTGATAAAATGCAACTGAACCGTGTTGAAAGCTCCCTCGCTGAAATAATGGTGGAAAGTCTTAAAAAAATCGAAGCAACCGCCATTCCCAAGCCTGAAATAGAAGATGCCATTAAAGAGGCAAAAAGAAAACCAGCAATTTTCACACAGAAAGCAATGGAGGCATACTCCGAAGGCAAACGCTCCTACGATTCGGCATCCATAGAAACCGCATTGCTGAATATGCCTGAGTATCAAGCCAAAATTGCGACCGCAGAAAAATCGACCCAAGCCATAAAGAAAAGAACTGCTGTAATCAGAGAAAAATTTCTCTCTGAAATTCGCCGGATCATGGATGCGCTTTACCTCGGCAAGGGCGATGCAATCCAGATGATCGAAGGATTCAAACAGTTTTGCGCGAAAGGAATCAAATAATCATGAGTACAGTACTTGCCTTCGATATTGAAACAATGCCGAATTCCGAAATGATCGACCGGCTCCCGGAACCGGAAGTCAAGTTTGGAAATCTCGTTGATCCGGTAAAAATTGCCGCAAAAAAAACCGAGGCAAAGTCAGAGCAGATCAGCAAAATGGCGTTGAGTCCGCTTTACGGAAGAATTTGCGCCGCTGTCCTGATCGGCGAAAACATCACAAATAAAAAAGTGATAGTTTCCGATTCCGACCTTGACGAAGCAGGCATAATCCTGGAAGTTTTCAACATCATTGAAAAAGGCGTTCAGCTTGTAACATGGAACGGAAAGGAATTTGACCTTCCGTTTATATATAAGCGGGCGATTATGCTCGGATTGACTTCAAAGATTACACTTCCTCTTTCGCTCATGACTTCCCGTTATGATGACACCTATCATATCGATCTGATGCAGTCCTGGGCAGGATACGGGCAGTACGCAAAACTCGATGATGTTTCCGATGCCGTTCTCGATAACAAAAAAATAGAGATTGATGTAACCAAATTCCCTGAACTTATCAAGTCCGAAGCCGGCCGCATCAAGCTTCTCGAATACTGCGAGAAGGACGTCCGGCTCACTTTCGAATTATATAAACGCTTCAAGGGCGTTCTGTTCGAATAAATTCAACACCAATAATATAAGGAAAATCATTATGCCTCCAACAGCAAAAACTTCAACAACAACCGCAGTGGCAAAACGAGTAGCAACCGCCGATCTTCCGGTTGTGTCAATGGATGATCTAAGAGTCCTCGGACTAGCAATAGCTCAATCAGGGATGTTTGGAGTAAAGACCGAAGGCGCCGGAATAGTTCTGGCCGCTACATGCATTCAGGAGAAAATGAGTTTTTTGGAATTCAAAAAAACTTATCACATTATAGAGGGAAGCCCTTCAATGAGGGCGGACGCAATACTCGCTGATTTTTGCAGTAAATACGATGGTGAATATGACATTATCGAACGAACTCCGGAACGAGTTGAAATTAAACTCATTTGTGCAGGAAAAGAGTTTTCAGCAGCTTTTACGTGGAAAGAGGCTCAGGACGAAGAATACTGCTATGGCAAGGATGGCAAAACTCTCAAAAACAACTGGAGTACGCCCCGGCGCCGGATGCAGATGCTCTGGGCTCGTCTTGTTTCGGATTCAGTTCGCGCATTCTGCCCCCAGGTTGTAAAAGGGACATACACGCCCGAAGAAATATCCGATTTTTCGGACTCCCCGCGCCAGGAAAAGCCCGTTGAAACGGCAATCGATATTACAGCCGCCCAGGAACGCATGAATCAGGCGGCTGGCAAGCCTGAGCCGAAAATAAAGGATGCTGAGATTGTTCCCGATGTTCCAGCTCAGGATACCCCGGTTACCCCGCCAACTCAACCGCCAGCGGTTCAGCCAGCCGCAGAACCGGACTATAACCATTGCCCGGATTCTCTCAATCTCCCGGAAAAATTGCGGGGGAAATTGTGGTCTGAAGCCAACGACAAAACATTGCAAAGCGCGATGTCCGCAATCATGGCCGGAAAATATCCCGAATTGACGCCGAAACACGGTGAAGTCATTCAGGTAATATTGAATGAAAGAGCCGCCGCCGCAAATAATACAGAAACCAATAACCAGTAATCCAATCCAATAAATAATAAGGAATTATATCATGACAGAAGCTACGACCCAGAACGAAGTTGTCAGACTGACAGATGAAGGAAATTTCGGCGCAGTGATAACAGACGCATATCCCGTGGAATTCGGCGCGAAAGCCGGAGAAGAGCCGAAGTTGAAAATTAAATTTGAACTTCTCACTGCCGACAATAAAATCGCCGATATTTATCTGGATATGTCCACGGAATATGTCGGCGACACCGGAAAAAGAAGCATTGACATGTCTCTGGACACTCTTAAAAGTCTCGGAATCGGCTCCGAAATTGCAAAAATCGGAACACTCAAGGGCAAGCATGTCCAGATTTACGGTAAAAAAGCTGGCAAAAAAGATATTGTCTACTATCGCTTCAGCTTCGAGAAAAAAGTAAATCTCAACGATGCCCAACAGCGACTTGCCGCTCTGCTCGGCGGAACGTCAATGCCGCAGTCGCAACCGCCATTGCAGTCAGCCGCGACGAATTTGTTTCAGAATAACGATGCCGATGATGTCCACGGCGAAGATATTCCGTTCTGAACATGCCCTTGCAAATCATAATTGATACGCGAGAACAGACCCCCTGGGGTTTCCCGGATGACGAAGTTACCGCTGTCCGGGGAACCCTCTCCGCCGGTGATTACGCGCTGGCTGGGGATGACAAGTTTGCAATCGAGCGCAAATCTCTTGATGACTTTCTTGGCACAATTTCCACGGGATGGGAGCGTTTTAACCGCGAACTTGACAGGATGGACGAAGCCGGGCATATCGCAAAAGTAATGATTATCGAGGCTGATTTTATCGAATGCTGTTTTCAGGAAAAAGATGGCAAATTAATCAGTCCTCAACACAATCACCCTGGTATCAAACCCTCGTTCGTAGTGGCCAGAATAGCAGATCTGACATTGCGCGGCGTATCGGTCTTGTTTGCCAATAATCACATTCTCGCGTCCGGCATGGCAATAACGATCTTCCGACATCGGCAAAGACAACTCGAAATTGAAAAGGCGATAAATCAAAATGAAAGAAATAGCAACGATAACGGCGGAAGTCCGCTTTGTGGCGAGACGGAAGCTTAACGATGATGGCAAGTCCGCCTGGTATGTTCTGGCGTCAAATCAGGGCAATTTATCTGGTGTCCTGTCATGGCAGCCTGTTCCCGGTGAAAAACTCATCCTTTCCGGTACTTGGAGCGAATACCGGGGAGAAAAGCAGTTCAAGTTTACAAATGCGCGTCCCGATATTCCCCAGGAAGCGAAAACACTCCTCCACTATGTTTGCTCACGTACTCCCGGCATCGGCCCGAAGCTGGAAGAGAAGATTTGGGAAACGGTCGGCGAAAAGTGGACGGAACTCAAACCCGGCGACGTTCCGCGAATGAATAACGATATTGTTGCTGAATTCCATAAGCAATATGCAGAAATCAAACTCCATGACGAGCAGTATCAGGCTATTGCATGGCTGATCGGAAAAGGATGCAGCCAGAAAATGGCCGAAGCCGCATGGGAAAAGTGGGAAACTGAAACGCTTGGAGTCGTTCAAGAAAATCCCTACCGCATGACAGAACTTTATGGATACGGCTTTGCCGCTGTTGACCGGCATCGGGAAGCATTCAATGTCGCAGTTGATGATCGGCGGCGTCTGCTTGCCGGCGTTGAATACGCAGTCCGCCAGGCGCAGGATGACGGTAGTACATTGATAGACGTTCCCCCGGTAATCTGCAAGGCCGTACAGCTTTTAGGTGTAGGTAATTCCGACTTGGTCTGTGATATAATCACTAGACTGATTGGTGATAACCGCTTGATATTTTTTGCAGTAGAAAACAAAAACGTACTGGCCTTGACCTCTGATTATAATGCTGAAAAAGTTATTTGGGATTTTGCGTCTGATGGATTGGCGGAAACGGCGGTTGCATCATGAATAATGAAAGCAATACGGAAATAAAGCTTAATCCTGACCAGACAAAGGCCGTCGATTATTCCGTCAACAAATCTTTGAGTATCGTAACAGGCGGCGCCGGAACTGGAAAAACGACACTCGTCAAGGAGATTATCGAGCAGACAAAAAACGGTAAAAGCCAGCTTGCACTATGTTGTCCGACTGGAAAAGCTGCTGCGCGGCTCCGTGAAGCTACTGAACGCGACACATCGACAATACACAGGCTTCTTGGCTATAATGGCAGAAGTTTCAGCGTAAAATCCCTTTCAGGTCTCCATCTCATTATAGACGAGGCCTCGATGGTCGATAGCTCATTGATGGCCGAAATCATTCGCAGGAATCCGGATCGGCTTACGTTGATCGGAGACGCCGCGCAGCTGCCGCCGGTTGGGAACGGTCAGCCTTTTCATGATATGGTCAACCTTCGTCCCGATCTGACAGCAAAACTCACAATCTGTTATCGAGCTTCGGAAGCAATCTACAAAGCTGGAGCCGCAGTCCGCGAGGGGCTTCAGCCAGAAACCGCACAGTCGGAAAACGAATGGTTCGAAATGCGCGGTACTGGCGACATGGACGCAACTTGGAAATACCTCGAGACTCTTATTGATGCCGGGGAAATCGATTTTCAGAAAGATATTGTTGTCTGCTGTAAAAATGACCATGTTCAGGAAATCAACAAGCGGATGGTCGCCAAGTTCGGACGTACTGCCGATGATGCGAAATGGGCAATCGGGGATCGGATTATCTGCCTGAAGAATTTTGCCTCTTCTGATATTTGGAATGGTACAACTGGAACCATCTCCGCAATCGATACGCAAGGCCGCGCATGGGTGAAAGGTGATATCCCGTTCTGGGATGCGGAAAAAGGCGAATATGTTCAGGAAGCAGTCTGGGGAAAAGCAATCCTTCAGGAATCTCAACATGCCTACTCTTTGACTGTTCATAAGTCGCAAGGGAGCCAGTATCGCAAGGTTTTCTTCGCGGCGATTCAGGGCGGTCCCTTTGTTCATCGCGCTCTGGTCTACACGGCGATTACTCGCGCAAAGAAGGAATGCCATGTAATCGGGAATATCGCGGCGTTCAGGAATGGAATTAATAAAGTCGCCAGTAAATGGACAGTGCTTCAGGAGCTTGCGAGACGGCAGAAAATTAGTTCAAAATGAAAAATAACCGCCTGAAATGAAAAATTTAAGTCAAAAATGAAAAGGGATATAGAGAAAATGAATGAATTAGTTTTAAAAGTCGAAGAATATAACATCGAACCTTCAAGAGCGGAGCAGATAAGAGCAATCTTTATTCCAATGGCTAATATGCTGGAAGAGTTCGAAACTCAATACAACGAAGTAACACAGCTCGAACCATCAAAGGAAACCAGCGCAAGGGCAAAAAGACTCAGGCTTGATATTGCAAAAGTAAGGTTCGCTACTGAAAAGCTTCGTATCGCCCAGAAAGAGGAATATCTCCGAGCAGGGAAAGCCATTGACGGAGTGGCAAATATTCTCAAGTTCGCCGTTGTCGAAAAAGAAACAAAGCTCCAGGAAATAGAAACTCATTTTGAGCGGCTGGAAGCGGCAAGAATTGAAAGTCTCGGACAGGAAAGAGCGTCTGAGCTGGAAAAATATGAATGCTACAATGTTCAGCACCTGGGCGAAATGGCAGACGATGTATATGCCAATTTTCTCATTGGTGCAATTGATCGATTTAACAGACAAATAAAATAAGGAGCCTTCAAAAATGTATTTCAAAGTAACGGAAAAAGCAGTTCTCGATGAAGCAAAATCAATCAATGAAAAAGTAAAAATCCGCCACGCCGCATTGAATGAACTTGGCAAAGAGCTCAAAGGCGAAGTTCACACTTATCCGGGGATCGATTTCAGGGGCGAACTTCTCGGTTTTGCCGGGGTCAAATTCAAAGACGCCGCACCCAAAGGCTGGAAAAAGAACAAAGACGGCCTTGCTCTTCCAAAGTTCGGGAATCGTGAAGACTGGCACAAAATCAACGACACCAGGGTTTCCCATAATAAGCTTATGGAAATGCTGAATTTTCCTGAAAGCGGCATCCGTAAAATCACGTTTATAGCCAGTGAACGGGGTTACCTTTACGGCCTTTTCTGGAAGCTTGTGGACAACGATACAGCTCTCATATTCAAGTTCCCTGACCAATACCTGACCGACACACGCCCTATGTGGACGCCGCCTCAATTTGCGCAGGAAATACTTGCTTCTGAATTTATGGCGCTTAAAGACGGAAAAGGCGGTGAACAGAATGGATAATAATGACAAGCTTGGTATGAAGTTTGACGCAGGGAAACCAAAATGGAGCTTGGTAATTCAACGGTTCTTAACGGGGCTTGTACGGGCTTTGGAACACGGAGCCGCTAAGTATGCGCCTCACTCATGGCAAACAGTTCCGAATGCGCCAGAGCGGTATTTCTCAGCTCTCAAAAGGCACTATGATGATCTTCAACGTAATGATGGAACAATTGATCTCAATGCCATTGATAAAGATTCGGGACTTCCTTGCACAAACCTTATTCTTGCAAATGCGTATTTTCTAGAAGGATTGAGGGTAACTGAAAAACCTAAATCATTTATGTTTATACTTTCCGAAGGCGAAATCATAAAAGGTGATCCCTTGACCGCTAAAGGGAAATGGATTGACCCCCTGTACAATGAAATAATCAAATAGCCGTCAAATGAAAATTTGAGTCTAAAACAGCTTTAAAACAAGGGGAAAATCAAAATGTCAGCAAATGAACAAGAAATGAAAGCGGAAGAAAAATAAGATGGAGCGCAAATTAATCAGTCTTGAAGAACTTGCATCATTTAATCCCAATATAGACGAGAGAAGTCTAAAGGCCGCATTCCGGCATTTATACAAACGGGATGAACTCATTGCCGAAATTTCCGAGGAAAACAGAAAAATGCTTGAGGCTCTTGTGTCTATTGGAAAAGAAATTTTAAACCGGCGCAATTATCCCGAATTGCATAACGGAAAGAACCTTGACGGCCTTAGCGAGGACTATCCTCTCGAAATTACAATCTGCGCAAAAGAGGCACAGGCTATTTTAAAACTTATCAATAAAGTGGAAGGAAACTAATCATGAAAATATACGTCGCATCATCATGGAGAAACGCACTGCAGCCAATAGCTGTAGGTGCATTGCGCAAGGCCGGACACGAGGTCTATGACTTCCGACATCCGGCTCTTGGGAATTATGGCTTCAAATGGTCTGAAATCGATCCTGATTGGCAGAAATGGAATAACAAACAATACAAAGCCGCCCTCAATCATGACATTGCCCAAGCCGGGTATGATTCAGATTTTGCCGCCATGCAATGGGCTGACGCTTTTGTCGGCGTTATGCCGTTCGGACGATCCGCATCAATGGAAATGGGATGGGCGGCAGGAAACAAAAAGTTGACTATCTTTTATTTGATTGAGCATATGGAGCCTGAGCTTATGGTTAAAATGTTTGACCATATTTGCTGCTCGATGGATGAGGTTATTGAAGCGTTGAAAGAAGCTGAATTTCCTAAATTATCAACAAGCTCTCATCCGATTATTCCAAGGGAGTTTTAAGGCCATGAATACATACGAAATTATATGGGCAAGTAATCCAGAACAAATTGTCGCAAAGAGTCCCGGACAGGCAAAATATCGTCATTTTTGCGAGTTGCGCGAAGTAGTTGACACATTTCAAAACTATCTACATGGAGTTGATTCTGTTCACCTCCTTCATAAATTCCGCGTTGCGGATTTGTTCGGCGATCCAGAACGTTTTACACATATGATTACTCAACGCGGCATTGAGTTTGCTTATCAAGGCATGCGCGTTTCAGTCTGTGGAAAAATGGGAACAATCTGTGGTACGTGCGGCCTAAATTTGGCAGTCTGTTTTGACGGAAATCCCTATAGCGAAAATTGCCATCCTTATTGGAAAACCATTTACTACGACAAGCAGGGAAATATAATCAAAAGTTTTGTAGAAGGGGACATCACCCAGGTGACAAAATGAAAACATTCTATGCGGCAGATTTGTTTTGCGGCGGCGGGGGAACTTCGACCGGAATGATCAACGCCTTTGTGAAGCAGGGCATTGAATATGAATTGGTTGGAGTCAATCATTGGCAAATCGCCATTGACACAAATAAGCTTAATCATGAAAAAGCCCGGTATTATCGTGACTCGGTTGAAAATATATCGCCGCGCGATCTTGTCCCGGGAGGACGTTTAAATTTTTTATGGGCATCCCCGGAATGCACCAACCACTCAAGGGCAAAAGGAGGCCGTCCCCGCGATGATCAGAGCAGGTCAACCGCATGGCATGTATTGAAATGGATTCAGGAGCTTATTATTGACCGTGTTTATATTGAGAATGTTGAGGAATTTCTTGCATGGGGGCCGGTCGATGATAAAGGAAATATCATAAAGTCGAAGAAAGGCGAAATTTTTAAAAAATTTATCGGCATGATTAAAGCATTCGGGTACCGTGTAGAATATCGGATTCTCAATGCCGCTGATTTTGGTGCTCCGACATGCAGGAAACGCCTCATTATTCAGGCCGCCCGAGGAAAAGAAAAAATCTGCTGGCCTGAACCGACTCACGTAAAAGACCCAGGATTATTAGAAGGGCTTTATAAATCTTGGGTTCCTGCCCGTGATATTATCGATTGGGATATTCCGGGGAAATCAATCTTTGACCGCAAAAAACCACTTGTCCCGAATACCTTACGCAGAATTTACAGCGGCATTGTCAAATATTGGGGGGCTGCTGCAAATCTGTATACGCCACTTGTAAGACAGGAGATTATCAGAAGTTGTCAGTGTCACCGTAAATGTCCATTGATGTATTTATATTCTTTACCCAAACTCAAAACACAAGGCATCGAAGCCCCTTTCATGCTAATAATGCGCGGAACCGCCGCAAAACAGGATACTCCATCATGCAAGGCAATCTCGGACGCTGTTCCGGCGATCAGTACGCGAAATCATGTTGCAATCATTGAACCGTTCGTTAGCCGATACAATGGCGGCGATAACAGACACAGCCAAATTGCTGATCCCGTTCCGGTGCAGGATTGTTCGAATCGCTATGGGGTTGTTCAGCCTGTCATAGTTACACTAAGGGGAACAAATAAATCGAATATCAACAGTTCATGCCGTCCGTCCTCTGATCCTTGCCCAACCGTTACAGCAAATGGGACGCATATAGGAGTTGTGGAACCATGCGTATTTGCGACAGGGCACACGTCTGGAGGACATAGGGCATCGGGAATGAATGACCCCATATCAACAATTGTAACAAAAGCTGAGCATTGCCTTGTTTCTCCAATGGTTGTCGATATGACTCATACAGCCGACAGTAAGGGACGTATTAGAAGTGCAAACGATCCAGTTAATACGATTACAACCAGAAACAATATTGCCATTGTGGAGGCAATGTTTATTCCTCAGCATGGAGGCGGAAGCGTAAAACCTGTCAGCAATCCGCTTCCGACTATTGCCACGGAAGGAGCAATTTCTCAAATTGAACCGTTCATATCTACATACTATGGAAACGGTACTGCTGAATCTATTAACGAGCCCCTGGACACCGTGACATGCAAAGAACGATTCGGGCTTTGTGCTGGACGGTGTTTCATTGATGCGAAAGGAAGCATATTCAAACTGGATATTCTTTTCAGAATGTTCCAACCATCCGAACTTGCTGCCGCGATGAGCTTCCCCAAAAACTATAAATTTGCCGGAAATAAATCGAATCAAGTCAAGCAGATAGGCAATGCCGTTCCGCCAGTATTGGCAGAGGCATTAATAAAAGCCGCAATTGTGGCATAAGGAGATAATTTTACTATGACCCGCTCACTATTTCGTTACTACGGCGGCAAATGGCGTGTTGCACCCTGGATCGTGTCGCACTTTCCGGAACACCGGATTTACATCGAGCCATTCGGCGGCGCCGGAAGTGTTTTGTTTAGGAAACCCAAAAGTTATGCGGAACTTTTCAATGATTTGAATCATGAGATTGTGAATCTTTTTCGTATCCTGCAAGACGATGTAAAAAAGAAAAACCTTCAGGAGAAATTAAGCCTCACGCCATTTGCGAGAATGGAATATGATAACGCGTTCATTCCGTCCGATGACGAAATAGAGAATGCCCGCCGCTTCTTGATTCGCGCAGGAATGGGGTATCATGCGGACAGTGTAATTGCTAAAAATTATAAATCCGGGTTCAGGACTGACTTCAGGCGCAAGCATTCATTACCTGCTCATAACTGGGCATCTTATCCCGGATATATCGACATATTCGCGGATCGCCTTGCCGGGGTAATCATTGAAAATATGGACGCATTCGCGCTAATTGAAAAGCACAAGGATGATTCGAACATACTTTGGTATCTTGATCCGCCGTATCCGCATGATACCAGAACTCAGGCCAATAAACATAAATACGCTTACGAGCTGACGGACGAACAGCATCGTCTTCTTATTGACCTTCTTCAGCAAATTCGCGGCATGGTCATAATATCGAGCTATGATAATCCGATTTACACCGAACTCGAAAAATCCGGTTGGAAAAAGGAATCAAGAACTTACAGGAACAATACATATCAATCCGGAGCGCGGACTGAATGTATATGGATCAATCAGGAATGCTTAAAAGAAGGGATTTGAAGATGAAACTCACAGGAACAATACAACTGGAAATTGACGCTGAGAAAAAGTTTTGTGGAAGATGTCATCATGCCGGAAAAGACGGCTGGTGCGTCTTGTTTCAAAATGGTTCTCACAGACTGAATCTATTACCCGGACAAAAATTGCTACAAAAGAGGCTGAAACAGTGCTTAGAAACGTTTAAAGAGGTAAAATTATGAATCTCCGAAAAGAAACACTCATTCTGAGTAGTAAACTAGCTTCCTGCAAACGCATTCTTTTTGATATGTGGCACAAGGTAGAACAGGGTCAATTCGATTCTCGTTCTTATATCGGAGATACGGCACTGGTGCTTCGAGATGCAATTTTCGAAAATGAAGCCATTTTTGAACAGGAATACACGAACTACAGCTTGCCCATCGAACAAAAAGACAATGAATTAAAATATTACCTTTATACTGGATATGTCGGAAATTGCCTTTTGTTTTACGCAAAACACGGACGCGGCTACACTTTGGATATTTGCAAAGCTGAAATATTCACTAAAGAGCAAGCAAAATATAGCTTGGTCAATTCCTATCCAAAATATAAATGCGTAACTAAAAGACGGGCGGATAAATTTGTGAAACATCATGTTTCGTTTGAATAAAAAGAATGGTTAGAAAATGAAGGATTTTAAACTCAGAGAAATGGAATAAAAAATCATGTCAACAATTGAACGTTTCTACGAATACAAAGACATATACGCGCACGCAAACTGCTTGGAAATCGCCAAGTCTCAGCTTGGATTGGAACCCGTCGGCGGACAAGGCGACCGCTTCAATATCCCGTGGAGACCGGGTTCGGATTCCGGCGCCCTTTCTATGAACGAAAGCGGATGGACGGATCACGTAACACAGGAAAAAGGCGGCGTTATAGAACTCGTCCGCCGCGTGAAGTTCGGCGGCGCTGCCGATGATATTTACGACAAAAAACAGGACGCCCAACAGTTCCTCGGTGATCTCCTGAGTTTGAAAGCAAAAGAATTTACGCGGAAAGAAGCCCGTCAAGGCCGCTCGGAATTCCTCAAGAAACACGGATATATAAAAACAATGGATTACCCGTATCATGACGAGGACGGCAGCTTGATTATGGTTGTCCAACGATGGGAACACACGGAAAAGCAGAAAGAATTCGTTCAATGCGACGCTTTCGGCAATGAGAGCGTGAAGCACGTTAAAAAAGTCCTTTACCGCTGGCCGGAGTGGAAGGATCAGAACAATGTCTGCATTTGCGAGGGGGAAAAAGACGCGGATACCTTACGCAATATGAAGGTTCTGGCAACAACGAATTCAAGTGGTTGCGGAACATGGAACGTCAGCTACAGTACCGCGCTCAAAGGAAAAGACGTCATTATTTTTACCGATAATGATATACCTGGCCGGGCGCGTGAAGGATTTCTGCTCTGGGAACTCCGCGAGACCGTCGGCATGATAAAGGTTGTCCGTTTCAATAATGAAGTATCGGGCTTTGACGTTACTGACTATTTCAACAAGTATGGAGAAAAGGCGCTCCTTCAGTACATCAAAAAGCAGCCCGTTATCAACAAATCCGATATAAAGCGTCCTCAGGATGATTATCATGCGATTCAGGAGGCAAAACAGGCCAATCGTGCGGATTTTTGCAACTACATCAAATATAAGACTGAATCCGGCGAAGAGAGCATGAAGCCGCGCCAGATAAACGATCTTGTCGATGAAGTCCATATCCGCTTTCTGGGTTTTCCTCGCAAAGTCGGCGAAACACTCTTCGACCATGACAGAAAAACGAACCGCATAAATATCATCCGCAACGAGAATGAATTCTTTTCCTGGATACAATCCAAAAGCAAACGGCTGGTCAACTGGAAAGCCGGAACGGGTTACGTGACGAAAAAAGAATTTTTCGCCGCCATCGAACAATCGGCTCTGCGCTATGAAGAAATAAGCTATGCCCCAAGCTGGCCGGAACGAAAAGACGCTTATCCGGCGTTTCCGGCTCTTCCCAATCCCGATTCAGGACATCCCCATCTTCACCAGCTGATTGATTTCTTCAATCCTGCAAGTCCCGAATACAAAATCCTGCTCTATTCGTTTTTCGCCGCGCCGCTTTATTATGAGCCTGAAATTCCGCGTCCCAGCTGGATCATCGACTCGGAGGATGGCGCCGGAACCGGGAAAACCACGCTTGCCGAAGTCAACGCCATTCTTCACGGAGGAAAAGAAATCCGGACAAACGTTGACCAGATAAAAACCAAATTCGACGAAATCACGAAGCGCATTGTCTCCGTCACGGGGCGGCAGAAGAAAATCCTGCTCCTGGACAACGTTACGGGGCTTTTTCATTGTTCGCAGTTCGCCGACATGGTTACATCAAGTTCGATCAGTGGAAGGCCACCATACGGTAGAGGAGAGGAAACGCGCCCGAACAATCTTACGTTCATTATTACAGCCAACAGTGCCACGATCGATAACGACACGGCGCAGCGTTCATACTTTATCTACGTCAAGGCAGCATCCGGTTATTCCGCGTCCTGGAAAACCGAAGTTATCAAATATGTCGAAGAGTTCCGCTATAAAATCATTGCGGAAATTCTTGACGCGGTTCAAAACTGGAAGGCCTTCAATCTCAAACCGCAGACGCGCTTTCCTGAGTTTGAAACAAAGCTTCTTCAGCCGTTTTGCCAAACGGAAGAGAACTATCAGAATGTACTTGCAAAGCTGGCAGTCGCCCGCGAGGAATCCAATGTTGATCCGGAAATGGCGGCTAGGATTCAGGATTATATCAAGCAGCAGCTAATTGCCCATAACTTATGCACGGACGAAAAATATTTCATCCGCTCCGAGGTTATGGAAGTATGGCTTGAAAAGGCCGTTCCTACAACGTTCAGGGGAAATAAACTCGGCTATTTAAAGAACCTTATCAAGCAGGGGTTTGCAAATATTTTCGGAAAAAGCTTTACGTGCAGGAATGATACGCGGCGGGGATTTATTCTGAATCCTCAGCTTGACGGCGGAATAAAAGTAATCGGCTTCGTTCACAACGAAGTCAAAGAGGTATTGATCAAATGAATATCGAAAAAATTAAAAAAGTTATTTTGCGGGAGCGGCAGAAAGTTTTGCCGTGTAATCTTTCTAATTTCGATCACTGCTGTAAATCGTATCTCGAGGAAATTGAGGAACGCCCTTTCGAAGTCGAGGAACTGACAAAAAAACTGTCAGACGCAATTCGGCATTATCAGTCCCGTCCGAGCAAAACAGCGCCCCCGCGATTATGCCGGCAACTGAGCGAAACACCAGAAAAGTATGTTGAGCGAATATACAGCACAAAAGGTTATGTAACTATATAAAAATAAGGAGGTTTTATGAAGCGCAGACATTGGCGGATTTATAGCAAGAAAACCCGTAATGCGGTAAGTGAAATTTATCACCAAAGGACAATAGCATTGGAAAATCTCCATGCCCTGAATAATTACTGCGGTAAAAAAAAATACGGGATTCAGATAATTAAAACCGATTCGGAAACGGGAAAAGTCATTTCAAAATACCCTGAATTTGAATTAAAGGAGGTTCATCATGATTAAGAGGTGCGGCGCAAAAACGGAAGTTTACAGTCGTGTTTGCGGATATTTTCGGCCTTTAGAGAATTGGAACCGGGGCAAATTACAGGAGTTCCGAGACCGCAAAAATTACAATGTTCCTACCAAAGAATCACTTAAACAAAAGATCGCATAATTTAAAAAGGAGATTTAAAATGTCCACGATTACACCACAGCAGGAAGCTGATTTTATTTTGAAATACGGGCTTAAGCCAGACGATTACCATGCCAAAGAGGCAGTTCAAGCTGAACGCAAACGAGAACACGAACTTGAACTTGCAAAACTCGGAATCGGAGACGGAGTATTAATCAAAAGCCAGCTCGATACCACACGGGCAGAGGCAGAAGCTCATGCTTTAGAGAACAAAATAAAAGAACTGGAACTCCGCACACAGATGCCATTTCTCAAAACGTTGCCGATGGAGGTTTTCCTTGGACTCGCAAGGGTTTGCGGCACGGCGGTGCTTATACACGCAATATGGGCAATTGTAGCGATGTTCATTACCTGGGTATTGGTTGTTAAAGGCTGGAGGGGGTAAAATGAAGGTTGCTTGCCCCCGCTGCGGATTCAGTGTTGAATGGGAATATGAACAAGCTCCTTCAAAAGGTTGGATTTGTCAGTTCTGCCGAGAAGAATTGAATATGAAAGTCGATGTTGTCAATGATTTTGCGGAATCGACGCCGAATGACCTCGAAGAGCGCAGACTCGATGAAGATTGCGATGGCGATAGCGCGAATATACTTGAAGAAAAGATACTGAAAGGCCGCGTGGAATTCGCGGAAATACATGGACTTTGAACTATGAAAAAATTTCACAATTACAACAAAAGAACTTTAAGGAGCTATAATACATGCAAGTAATTTTCTATTGCAAATGCAAAGACTGCGGAATCAACTATGCCAAAGTCGAAGAAGACGGACTATGCCCCGGATGCCAACGCAAGGCCGAAATGAAGAAAGCAAAAATCCCTATTCCCCGGAAAATGAATAAAATTCAATTAAGTGCCGATGCGCTTCCGTGGGAATATTTTGGAAGTTCGTGTTCTCTCGAATGCAGGGGCGATTACTCTATTAATGTAAGCTACGACATGCGTTTTTCGTGGCAGTGGAGCATATCGAAAGACAGACAAGTTATTTCTTCAAGCGAGCAATCGGCGTCAAGGCGCGTTAATGCTCAAGTTGCGGCATTAAGAGAGCTGAAACAAATTTTCGGCATGAATCTTTATACTTCTCAATTTCAAGAGTTGATTTAGAGGTTTTGTTTTTTTGCTTTTTGCTGCATTCGGGCTTATTTGAGACTCAGGAGTTTTATATATTATGCGTCAAAAATCACTTACACAAAAACAGAGAAATTTCGCGCTGCGCTTTCTCGAATGCGGAAATGCGGCAGATGCATACCGTTACGCCTACAGCGTAAACAAGTCCAATAACGCCACAATCCGGCGCCGGGCGCACGATGTTCTTCATACGCCGCTTGTCGCTGAGTTTATTGATCAGAACAGCAGGAAAGCCCAGATGCGAACAGGGATCACGGTTGACAAAGTTCTATGTGAATATGCAAAAATAGCATTTACCAATCTGCCGGGAATAGTAAACTTTCGCAAGGGGACAATGTCGCTGAAGGATTTTGAAAAGCTTACTCAGGAACAACGCGCCTGCATCAAAAAATTCAAGGTTACAACGGTCATGAAGCTTGGCGAAGATAGAAAACCGATTCCGGTTGACAAAGTCGAGGTTGAACTCCATGACAAAATACATGCGCTCGACAGCATCGCCAAGCATCTTGGAATGTTTATCGACAAAACAGAAACTCAAATCACTGACAAGACCGAACTCGAAAAAGCCAAAGCGCTGTTCGCAACAATGACCCCCGGGGAAAAATTACAATGGCTGAAATCTCATTCTCAGAAATGATACAGCTTTGCCGGGCGTCGCTGGCAAAAGATTGTCTCCTTGAATTCATGCGGCACTGCTGGATGCGGAAGTCAAGTCCTTTGATTGTCGGAAAACACACTGCGGAAATATGTGCGGCCATTGATGAAGCTATTGAGTTATACAGGCAGGGGATCAGCAGCTATCTTGATATTGTTGTACCCTTCAGACATGGAAAAAGCGATATTTCCAGCCGCTACCTTCCGGCCTACTTCCTCGGCCATTTCCCGGACGATGAAATAATCCAGGCTTCTTATGGAGCTACTCTTTCAGAAGGATTTTCTAAAGATGTCAAAACAATTATGATGTCTCATGCTTATCTGGAGATATTCGACGCGGAATTGGACGGGCAGAGTAATAACACTGCCGAGCGTCATATCAAGGGGCATACCGGTAAATATTTTGCAGTCGGAGCAGACGGCGGCGCAACCGGCAAAGGAGCAAATCTCCTCATAATCGACGACTTTTTAAAGAACCGCAAGGAGGCAGAAGCAAAAACCATACGCGAAACTCGATGGGAAAGCTTTTCACAGGACTTTTTCAGCCGTCTTGCCCCGGTTCATATCTGCCTCGTTCTTAATACCCGCTGGCATGTCGATGATATTTCAGGGAATATCCATAATCGAAACAATCCTGAACATGCCGATTATAATCCCGAATTCCCGATATTTAAAAAATTCCATTATAAAGCCCGTCAAGATGATGGCTCTTATCTATTCACTGAACGCTTTGATGAGTCATGGTATAGGCGGCAATTTGCTACCCTGGGCGATTACGGAGCGTCCGCACTGCTTCAGGGAGAACCGACACTGCGCGGCGGCAATATGCTTAACGTCGAGAATGTCAAAATAGTGGATACCATGCCGGACAATATTGCATGGGTGCGCTTCTGGGATTTGGCCAGCACGGAAAAAGAACGTGCCAAAGACGATCCGGATTACACTGCAGGAGCAAAAGTCGGCGTCCTCAATATTGATGGACTCTATCACCTTTTCATTGACGATATTCGAGTATGCCAGTCCGAAGCCCCGGAACGCGATAAGCTGATTACTTCCGCCGCTGAATCTGACGGGCAGGCAGTCTGGCAGGGGGTTGAAGCCGTCGCAGGATACAAGGACGCATATACGACACTGAAAAAGCTGCTCAAAGGAAAATCAATCGTATATAAATGCAAGGTCAACTCTGATAAGGTTGTCCGCGCCGGAGAAGTAGAGCCTCTTTTCGATGCCGGGCATGTGTATATGCGAAAAGCCTATTGGAACAATGCGGCACTGGAGCAGCTTGGAGAATTTCCGGCAGCAATTCACGATGACATTGTTGATGCAATAACGGGCGGCTACCAGCTGGCTATTGAACGATATAATAAACTTGGCCGTCTCGGCGGCGGACAACTTGGACAGGGAGCAATATAATATGAATTCGAATGAAGAAACCAGTTTATACAGACCGTTCCTAGCGCACTTCAATACCGAAAGGCAAACTTCCGCGCTTTACTTTAACGAGGGATCGCCCATTCCTGAAGGCCATTATTACATGCGCGGCGGTATATGCTTTCCCGTGCCGGTTGACGGCAGTATTTCCGGATATGCGGTTATGTGCGGACGCAATCTTGTCAGCAATGTAATTTACGTATTCGAAGAACGGGAATTCTTCACTATAGACCATGTGATCGATGGAGAAAAAGGAGGAATAAAGCTCAAGGGTCTCTCTACCTGGTTCAATGATTGCTGGACTCGCTACTATGCCGATACTTTCTATTTTCACCAGGATCATGAGACGTGTCAGAAATACCGTCTTCAGGTCGTGCGGTCTCCGATGATTGCCAATAAACCTCATTTTGTCGAAATTAAATGGAGCGATGACAATCAGGCTATGCACACGGTATTTGAAAAAGATATTCTTCAGCAGCTCAAATACAGTAAAGACGGCAAAGTCTATCAGCAGCTCCAGGAATACAATGCCGATCAGGACGGTGTTTACCCCGCCCTTCATTCCCTGAAATGCGCCCTTTCCGGATATGACCGTTACCCTGCAAGGATAATGAATTGAGCGTAAAATTTGACTTTTCCCAACTTGTGTAATATTATTGTGTTTGCATTCAATAATAACACGGGGGATTTATAATGAAAAAGCTTTTCTTGCTACTGCTTGCCATTGGAATAACTTGCCAGCTCTCAGCTGTCGATATAAAAATGCTTGATGGCCGCGAATTCAAAGATGTAACAGTACTGAATAAAACTCCGTCCGGTGTTGATATTCAGCATGCCGAAGGCGTTGCCTTCTTGAAGTTCATTGAAATGTCTGAGGATTCGCAAAAACAATTGGGATATTCGTTTAAAAAAGAACTAGCTCACCAAAAAGAGGTGCTTGATGCACAGCAACAACTTGCAAAAAAAGAGCAAGCGAATAAAGAAAAAATTGCAGAATACGAGAAAAAATTAGACCTTGAGCGAAAACAAAACCATTTAAAAAATATAAAACAAAAACAAGACATGTTGAATATTTTTATGACTGGTGAGCTTTTCCTTTCAAGTGATTTATCTCTTATTGTGGTTCAAGGTGATAAATATCTTAGATTAGGGGGTGATGATAATTTATTTTCTAGTGAGTTTATTATCCCCAATTGTGAAGTTCGCAGAATAGAAGATGTTATTCAACATGGCAAAACATTGATAGATTCAAAACTTCAAGAGATTTCGCAATTAGAACAAAAGCGGACTACGGTTTTCGAACAAATGAAACTAAATGAAAAAACCACAACTACCACTACTAAAATTACTGGAGATATAGATGCTCATGCTACGACAACTTCACAGACAAGAAATACTGGAGCTTGGGCTATAATAAAAGGTCTCAATATTAAAATCCAACAGTTACAACAACAGACCGCCGAACTGTCAGATAAGTTAAAAGGAATGGAAAAAACCGCTTGGGAGTTCAAGGTTGCCAGAGAAAAACTAAAGAAAACCAAAGCAGGGTTTATATCTGAAATGGTTGAAGATTCTAAATTTGCTTGGCGTGAACGTGTATGGACAGAAAGAGGAGGGATATAATCATATCCCCCATAGTTTTACCTTCTCGTCTGTCGCCTGTTTGCGCGCCTCGATCTTGACCTTCTCTCGTTTTCCGAATCAGGTTCATCCTCAAACGAGAACGTCGATAAATCTTCCCTCTTTCTGTCTTCTTCCGGTTCTGCGCCTCTTAATTGTTCACGTTTTTCAGGCGTATTCATTTTCCGCTGAAGGATTCTTAATGAGCTGGACGTAATCAGGGGTACATTATGAAGCTCGCGGCTTCTGACTCTGGCATTATACTCCATTATTTCCCTGAGAATATCTGTCCATTCCGCAGTTGCGCCGCCATCGAGCAGGAAACGGCGCACTTTTACATAGATAATCTTGCGCTCTTCGCCGTATTTTGCTTCAACTTGTTTTTCACTCCACTGTGCTTCTCTTTTTTCCGATATCTCAGCCGGGTTGAATCCGGCAAAGCGCAATAAGGCATCATAATAATCTGCTTTTAAACGCTCATTGCCCCAGTAAAGCGGCTGATTGCTCTTGCTGGTAACACCTTCGGTATATTCCCTATATGCTTTAATAGGGCCGGTTGCAAAACGCGGAGAAAGCTCTTCGGCTCCCTTAATCCAATCGCCACGTAGAATGTTCTTCCCTCCATTGAAGACGCTTGTCCCCATTGCATAAGGAGCGCCAAGCACTTCATCTATTGTTGTCGGAAGTTCAAATGAACCGATTGCCATAGAACCCTTGAGGTTCAATCCTAAAAGTCCGGCCAGCCCTGAACGCCCGAAACGTTCCGCCGTTTTACCAAATGTTTTTTGGAGCCATTTATAAAGGGCTTCTTCCGGATCATCGGGGAGTCCGGGAATCAGGGACGCCAGCGCTTTCAATATGGGTTCTAATGCATTTGCCGAATATCCTCCGACTATTGCCGGCGCAATCGTCATCCAGGCAAATGATGAGACTTTCTTGCCCTTGAACATTTCCCCCATTAACTGAAGATAATTATGAGTAAATGTCTTGTACATGTAAAATGACCGCGCCACATGAGCCCCGGCAGATGCTCCACGCGCCCAGGACGGCAAATTTTCTTTTCCATATACACCATGCGCTTTATCGGAAATTTCTTTTGCTTTAAGCAGAAGATTGTCCCTTTGCCTTTCGGGTAGTTCACCGTCAAATTTTTCAGCCATTCCGTTATACGCTGCGGCAATGGTTGAAGCGCGGTTTAATCGTTCAGTCGTACTGAAAACAATCATTGACAAATCGACAATACTTCTCCAAGTTTTATCGCCCCATGTCATAGTTGCTCCGGTCAATTCCTGATTCTGCAAGTCGGCATCCCAGCCCCGGCGTGTAATTTCGCCAAAAAGCCATTCTTCATTATCGGACATAGTCTTTCCTATCCCAAATTTTTTCCGCATCATATAGCGGGTATATCTGTTTGAGGCCGCGATGAGAAGAAAACCAGAGCGTACGAATCCGATATTTCCGAATGATTTCATTGCGGCCGGAACGCTGGTTGCCAGTGCGGTAAGGTTTATTACCCCTGAAGAAACTCCGGAAAGGAATTTAAATGCGGCTATTCCTTTGATAATGCCGAAAACGCGCTCCATAGGTTCTTCATTGCGGAGCATATCATTCATGAAGCTCTTACCTTCACGGTAAGCTATTTTCTGCTTGGAAGATTCTATACCGCGCGCTCTGACGGTATCCTGATAACCATTCCAGGTATCTTCCATCGCCTGATAATATTCAGGAGAGCCAAGCTTAACGTCTTTCGGCATGTGTTCAGCTTTATAATCTTTCCATTTCAAGTCATGACCTGTGAAAGCTTCCAGCATTTCTTTAGCCATAATTCGTTTTGCGCTTCCCCCGGCAATAGCTCTGCCCGTGAGTGTCGCAGCTTGGATAATATCCTCTTCAAAGCCGAGATAAACATCTTTTCCCGTCCGATCATCGCGTTTGATCTTGTGCGATCTCGAACCATGGCTATGAATTATGGCAGCGATCTGTTCAGCCAGCGCACGGCCTATTGCGTCAGTCTGAACAATAGCGGCGCCTTCAACATGGGCAATCGCTTTCAGGATCGTTTTTTCAAAGCTCTTTTTACGATCCTTAAAATGCCACATATCCCCGTAATAATTGCCGCCGAATTCCTTGAATAGATTATGGTGAATACTGGTATTGCCTCCGGAAATAACGAAATGCCGCTCCGTTTTGCTGTTTTTCAATGGGTAATCAATCCATTCTCCCGTAAGCCCGAACCGTTCAAATGTCAGTTCATCGCTTTTGCGAATCCGATCCATCGCATTATTGATAAGGTCATTCATCGCGGTAATATCGCTTCCGGCAAAAACATCCTCGGACGGAGTATTGCTTTGCGACATTTCCGCGGTATAACCATTACGCCGCAATTCCGATGCGCGTTTGGCTCTCATGAGTTTTGTATCGAATATTTCGAGTCGAGGATTCTCTCCGGTTTTATGCGCCCATAGCATATGATTCCCGTGTCGCATTCTGGGCATATAATATCCCCTCCGGTCGCCCATCTTTTTTAATTCTTCGAAAATGTCAATGCCGCTGATTTCGGGCATTTCGGCGCCGAGTTCTTTCAATGCCTTTTTCTGCTGTTCAACGCCGTTTTTGAGAATTTCATATTGCCGCCCCATGATCCGGCGAAGTTTGAGGACGGTTTCACAAGCCCCGTTACTCCACCCGGCTTTTTTCATGTCTTGGACTTCGGCACGCCACGCGGCTTCCCATGCGGCGTTTTCATTGGAAAATTGATCTATGAGTATATTTTCAGGCGTGTATATCCGGAAAACTGTGCCATCATCGCTCTGCCTGACTTTGTATCCGACTGCATCTATATCGCGTTTCCAAAGATAATCTTTTGAAAGCCGTGTCCACTCCGCTTTGTTTGCCTTGCTGAATTTGACTATCGGCTCAAGCTCCGATTCGCCCATGCCGCTATCGGCATTAAAAATCATGTTTTCATAGAAATATTTATTGTCGCGCAGACGCATTGCAGAATCAAATACCCGTCCGAGCGCTGGAACTTTCTTACTGTAGTAGAAAATCGTTTGAAGCAACGGACTCAGGAAGCGAACGTCCGTTTTGGCATTCGTATCCTTTTCAAAAAGAGTATTGAGCCATTCACGGGCAAAACTTATATGCTGGGCATTCTGTTTCATTTCGCTTTCATGAGTCATTTCCGCGACTTCGAGCGTCCGGTATTTGCTTTTATCGGTTTTGTCATTTATACTGTCTGGGATTTCCTCCGCCACGGTCTTTTGCTCCTGCGTGGAGTCTGACCTTAGATTATCCGATTCGGATATTCGAGTGTGGGGAAAATCCTTTGAGTCGGATTCAACACGCGGCGAGGCCATATTGCCCCGCGTTTCTGCCTTGCGGTTGGAATAAAAGTTGTCGTCCGGCTCATTTTTTTCATTCTGATTCAATTCCTTGACATTTTCATTATTTTCATGTATAATAGTTTTAGGAGCTTGGGTTACGGCCTTTTGTGCTAGCGGAGCATTATGACTCCCGCCTGAGTTGCTAAAGGCATATTCATCATTGGTCTTAGTGCCATCGGGGACAGTATGATCCCCGGGTGAATATGCCGTTTTATTTGAATAGAATGTGATTACACTTTGCTTCTTTCCATCAGTGAGAACAATAGCTCGGTATCTTTGATTATTTTCCCATAATGTATAAATATGCCTGTCACCATTCCCCCTTATCTTGCCATGTCTGATAACTTCACCGATATTGATAATTTCTCTGGCTGTTACTTTTCCCGATGTACCGTCAAAATGTTTTGCCATGATATGAGTTGCACCAAATTCTCCCGACCCTTTTTCAAGATTTACAAATCCTGCCAGGTTGTCTAAATCATTTTTTCTGATTTGAGTAATTCGTTTATTGCCGGTTATAACATCGTAAATACCCTTTTGCTCTTTATTCATTTCGACATTGTCAAGTTCTTTTTTGAACTGCTCTATCAGTCCGGTAAGGTTTTTCCGTTCGTTCTGCGACATGTACTGAACTTCGCCGCCATAATTACTTTTGCCGGTCAGTTCACGCTCTGCATATTTTCTGGACAATGCCCGGTCATAAATCTCATTGATCCGGTCAATCATGCGCTCGGCTCCGAAAAGCTGCCGTATGCGTCTGATTATGCGCCCGGCAATCAAACGGGCTTTGCCTCTGAGTCCGGAATGATCATGAGCAAATTTATTGATGCCCTCGATCGCTTGTTCGTGATTAAGTTCCTGGGCAGATGCGGCTTCATTGAATATTTGCGCTTCGCGTTCGGTTAAAAGTAAATCATAGGCATAGTGCAAGGCTTCATGCCTGGCCGTGTCCTCGATATTTCCTTTGTTTTCTGCAATGTCGATATAGGCGTCTTCGTATTTGCCTAATACCTCTTGACCATCATTACTGAACAGTTTTTCCGCAAACCGGACATTGTCGATTGAACCTGTCATTTCCCGGATGATCCGCCGCGCCCTGATTTTGTCGCCGCCGCGAATATTCCCGTATTCAGAGCTGCGGTAAAGAACATGCTTGCCGTTTTCTTCCTTTTCTTCGATTGTATCAAAGAATTTATCAAAAACTGCATCTATTTCCTGCTGTTCGGCCTTGAGTGGATACGGATAAGAAGAGTTTCCGCCATGCTCTTCTGCATCTTTTTGAAACGCTTCTTCATTGACTATATTCACAAGATAATCATTGCTGAATTCTTTTCCTTCTATTTTGTTGAGAATATAGCTTTCGAAAGCCCTCGCAGACATTTCAACATCTTTTGCCCAATATTCTTTTGTCCTTGTTGAATCAAGCCGTTTTGATCTTGTTTTCATTTCACTGCGATATATGGCTTTCATGACATCATCGAAAGCATTTATCATTTCAGAACGAACAGAATCATTGACACTGCCGTCTTTATTTCGTAACGCGAAAGGCATCGTAGTAAGATGTCCGGCCGGCTTGTCCCTCATCCTGGGAAAATAATTATCCAAGGCATGCCACCATTCATGAGCAAGCGATCCGGCGCCATTCTTTCTTGTCAGGTTAATTACAACTTTGTCCAGTTCGTAATGAGCCGCTGCGGAATTCCGACCTCCGGCTCCTCGCGCTCCAAATGCAAGCCCGAGTTGTCCATTGAGGGATAGTGCTTGTGTCGCAACTCCAAGGATATCAGCGAGATCATGAAGAGCATCAAACGCCCGGTTAAGAGACGCCTGCCGTTCTTCTGTTTTTGCAACCCAATTCCCGAATTCGATACCACGAAAACCGAATGCGGAAGTAAACATTTCAGGAGTAACATCTTTCCCTTGCCGATAGTCTTTGCCGACTCGTTCGCGGTTTGTATCCGTTCTTGTTTCAGGAATGTATTTACTTTTTTCGAGAAGATTTACAAGGTCACTGTAATTATCGATACGATATTTTTTCGCATCTTCAACATTATCAAAACTCTTTAGATCGATGTAATTTGACCCTGTTTTTTTGCTGATGTAATACTTCCCCTTTTCGTTGCTTTTTGAATAAATAACGAATTCAATTTTCTTGTTCTTGCCTGATTCGGAAAGACCGTCAAGATATTTCTTGAATTTCTCAATAGCGTCTTCTGCGGTGTCGGCATGTATAATATCTCTATGGGTATTGGTATCCGATATAGCCCATTTATTTACGTTCTGCTTTATCCCATTATAAAGCTCATAATAATGCATGCCTATAGAATAGTCTTTCAAAGACCGATCATGTCCCATTGCTTCATATAACGCATAAAGCCCTTGAGAATTCTTATGTAATTTATGCAGAGTTTCAGTTATAGAATCATCGTTTATTTTACCTTCTATTATAAGCCTTGCCGTTTCCCTTGACTCTTCGACTCCTTTTGCATATTTATCGAGTCCCCATCGTCTGGGCTTGGAGGGTATAGTATCTCTTATGGTATGAATAAACGCCACGGCTTTCTTGCTTAAACCTGATTCAAGAAGAGCATTGTAATCAGGTTCGGGAAATGATTCGGAAAGCGGAACTTGCCTGGTATCTTTATTGAAAGCATCGGCAAATTTGCTTTTCCACAAATCTTTCTTGGCTCCTCCTATTTTTTCACCGAAGTCTTCAATCTTTTGAACTGGAGTATTTTTGTTAAACCCGAGCTTTTTTGATTCTGTCCGAGTCGTGGGAATAGATTGAAGTTGATTTTTATTAAACACATACTTATTGCCATCGCGAACATAGTCTTCAGGAAGTTTTATTTCAAAGGATTCTATAGCAAGAGCAGAAACAGGATTATGCTTTGCTATCGCATCTTTAATTTCTCTAAAATGAATAGGAGCAGTTGGAAGACTGTAATCTTTTCCCAATCCTCCATCTAATTTTATTATCTGGCCATCGCCTACTTTTATTTTTGAATCGGCATCGGAAATATAATAATCATTAACTATACTATTATGTCCTTGTTCTCGTAATGCGGCTCGGATATTTTGGACATCACTGGATGTAAAAATTTGCCTTTTTTGAAACCTGTTTGGTTGTTTAGGAATAAGCTGATATCCTACAACATCAAAATCTAAACCAGTTTCTAATTTAATTTTTTCATAATTTGGTTTAGTAGCTTTGTTGGCTTTTCCTGGAAAATCAGGAGATTCCCATTCGCTATGATATCTTTCTTCAGGAGTCATTAGTTCTGGAGCTTTGTTTTTTGTTTTTTTACCATTTGCCAGCACTGTTTTCTTAAGTAAATTTGCCCTTGATGCTATACCTTTGAGACCCCATCTATGACGCGCCCATTCGACAGCGTCAAGATTCTTTTTCACATCTTCCTCGTTATTGAACTTTTCTCTGAGTTCTTTTTCGTACTGCGCTTGCCACTGATCAAAGGTTTCTGCCTTTGGGGAAGTTGACCTTTTTTGCTCTTTCAAAACCTCCTTTATATTCTTGACAAGCTGATCAAGCCCAAGAGTTTTATCATTGAGACGAACCGGCAGTCCCAGACGCCGGGCATATACTTGCGCTTTCAACAAGTTTTTTGTCCAGCCGGAAGGCGTTTTGACGCTTTCGATATTCACAGGGCGATTGTCAGCTTCTGGTAATTTGTTGTCATCGGACTGTTTCTGCTCTTCGGCTATATTGGGAATCAATTCAGGAGTCGGTGTAAACGCGACATTTCCCTTTTCCTGTGCAGGAACAAGCAAATCAAGTTTAGCGGTTGTTTCAATATTCTGACTTGGCAATCTTTGCGGAGCATCAAGAGTATAATCAACTTCTGATTCTTTCATGATCCGCAGAGCTTCTTCGATATTCAAAGATGTAACAGGAATATCGCCGGGGCCTTCGGCAATTCCTAATAGTGGTTGCGCCATTGCATTGTCGGCTGGAAGAATTTCGGGTTTTACACCGGCTTGCATTGCTGAATTTACTTCCGGCGCCGCGCTTTCTGGAACTGGCAGCTCTTCTTCTGAAATTTGTTCCTGCTGAATTTCTTGCTGAGGCTCTATCATCTGAGCTTCACTTGCGGCTTGTGCATTACTCGCATTCTCGATAGCTTCGGCATTCTGAATTGCTTTTGCGTCTTCCGCGAGGTCTTCAATCCTTGCAAGCGAAGACGGCGCTTGCCCGGTTTTATCCGTAATATATGCGGACAATTCGTCTTTACCCATTGAGTCAAAATCAATGCCGCCCGATGCCGGGAAATTAATTGCCTGAGATTCAGGTACATTCTCAAGCTCATTTGAACTTGTCGAAGTTTTCGAATCGTTCAGGAGGTCTGTTCTTTCGTCCGTTGATATTTTTGGCTTGCCGGCATACTCGACTGTACCCATACCGCCGCCCATTACGCCACCGATAATCCCGGCGTCCACAGCGCCTTGTCCGAGTTTTTGAGCTTTTTCCCTTATAGTCATTTCGGAAAGCGGCTTGTCCGTATTTCCGGTAAGCATATCCGTAAGGTTCTGCCCGATTTGCGTTACAACTTCTGAACCTCCTTCCTGAAACATGTCGAAGCCTATGGTTTTCAGAAAATTAGTTACACCCTTTTTAATGGCTTTCTTCGGCGCATCTCCCATGATTCTTTTCAGTATCGGGAGTCCGCCGATCCGTTCACCAAAAATTTCAAAACCGCCAGTTCCAAGTTCGTTCGCTATCTTCCCCCACTCCGACATATTGGGATTATCCTTGATATCAATGCGCTTGTCCGCAGCGGAGGTAACCCCCATATACGCCAGTGAACCCGTACCGCCAGTGAGAGATAAAGCCGCTATCTGTGTCGCAAGATTGGGAACCTGGTTGACAACCCCGTAAAGGATTTGTTCAACCCCTGCCGCGGTTCCTTTCTGCTTGAAGGTATCGATAATATCAAGTCCCCCGGAAACGGTCTGCATTCTTTTTGCGGCCTTGTCTTTCATGAACTTTGCGGTTCCGTCAAGAACATCTATCCAGTCCTGTTTATCAATCGGCTGTTCGGTATTGCTTGCGAAATACGGAAGCCCTTTGGCTTTGCGCTCTTTGGCAAAGTTGACAGCCTGTCCGACAATCGAATCCCACATCTGTGGATTTTTCTTGCTGGACTCTTCCGGCTTTGTGGAAAGAAGATAATCTTTCTGCTCCTGACTGAGTCCAGGAACAAGAGCGGGAATTTCAACTTCCTTGCCGGGTTCAACGTCCGAAGTCCCGAAACTGAGTTCCGTTGATACTCCGCCGTCCGGCCTCTTGAGTTCGCCGTAGAATCCCTTGCCCTTGAATGAACCATCTGTCCGCTTTTCAAGGCTGTCCCTATATTCCTGTGGAATTATATCAACAATCGGATCGCCAAAAGCTTTTCTTTTTTCGAGAGCGCTGGCTCTAAGTGCGCGGTCTATTCCCCCCACGAATCCCGGAACTGCCGCCAGCGAAGCCCCAGCTTGCAACGTGCCGGATTCAAACGACTTGACGGCCTTATTTGCCATTGTTTCAGGAAGCTTCGTTTCAACGTTGTATCCTCCGGTTGCAGGGTTCACTCCGTGAAGTGTCAAAAACTCCCTGTAATCTCGTTCTTCCGGACTGCGGACACGGGACGGCTCGGGAAATGCAGCCCTTATTTCTTCTTGGGATACTTCTTTTTTTGTTCCCAAGAATGAATCAGGATCAAAATCTGAAATATCTATTGTTCCAGTCATGGCAGACTGAGAAGAATTTGACGCGGTTGATTTAAGAAATTCATCCGGATTAAAGTCTGAAATATCTACAGGAACGTGCCTTAAACTCATGTTTCACCTTTTTAATTCTGCGTCATGGCTGTATTAATGTTTTTAAGCTTTTCTAAAATTGCCTTGCTTCTGGGATCGTTGAGATTCCGTTTTGCCCATTCGAGTGCTTTCATGTATGTGGAAACAACCTGATCTTCCTGATTCCCGCCAGTAATGGGTTGATTTTGTGGAGTATTTCCGGGAACTCTCGACATCAATCCGCGTCCCTGAGCGCCTCTCTCATTGCCCTGGTTAAGATAATTCAGCGACTTTGCCCTTTGGCTGTATTCGGCTGCCAATTGTTCTAATTGCGCATTTTCTTCCGGAGTGCGGTTCTGCTTGGCACTTAACGCCTGAAAACTGTTTCTCGTTGAATCATGCTGTGATTGCAGAATGTTTTTTGCCGCCATTTGCGCAGCTTCTTCCGGATCATATCCTTGCTGATAATAGTATTGAGCGGTATCCAGATATTGAGCGCCGGTAGAATTATATTTACCTTTATCGTCATATATCTCATTTGCCTGTATGCCGAATTTAGGAAGGAGCGATTCAAAAAGACCGTCTCCCGGCCTTGTTTTGAATCTGAGCATTTGTTCTTTTTCAGGATTGGCTTCTTTCCCTGTTGCCTTAGCTTCGTTTACTGCTATCCGCGATTCAGTTTCGCGCTTTTTCATTTCTCGGTCTTCATTTGCAAGACTGGCATCGTTTTCGGCTTTTTTGATCTTGGAATACCTGTTTATGGCAAATCTGGCCATTCCGGGAGTAATAAGCTTCTTTGAACCGTCCTCATGGGCAATTTCCAGCCCGGCAAACCGATTATTTGAATCATACTTGGGATTTGCCCCGGAAATCCTTATTTTGCCTTTTGAATTGAATGCATCAATATCGGACTGATCCAGAAGGCCGGCACTGCCTTTTGCAACAATATCAAGATAACCTTCGTTCATCATGTTGGTTTCAAGCTCGTCAGACCTTTCCTGTTCCTGTTGCGCATACATTTTTTCCTGACGGGTTCTGTCCTGTTCTCTCCACTCCTGATTCTGAACAAGCCCGGCATTGCGTTTTTTTGCGTAATCAAGATTGAGATTATCTTGTTCGGCGAGAAGTCCCCGACGGCCTTTGTTGTAATTATATTCGTCTGCCGACCTTGCATACGCTTCAGCATGTCTTGCGTCCTGGGCTGTTCTTAAATTATCCTCTTTGGCTAGGCGTAGTCCTTTTAGTTTTCCTGCATATCTTCCCATGATGAAATCTCCAATAATAAATTAATAAGTTCTGTCTTTCCAATTCGATTTATAACTTCTATATACTGTTCGATTAGAATTACCTAGAGAAGAAGTCCCACCCCACAGCGATGATGACATTAATCCCGTTTTCTTGGTTGATGAAGAACCACTGTAAGGACTTAGTAAACCGCCCGTTGTTCCGGTTGTAGTTCCATTAGCGCCAGGAGTTCCGGTAGTTCCATTTCTCTGTTCTTTCGCATACGCCCTCGCTGCTGCTCTTTCTTCAGCTCTTTGATCATTATACGCGGATTGACTCCAATTCTGCTCATTATCGAGCGACTGCTGCCTCATGTCAAGGCTTCTATTTCCTTGTTCAATAGAAGCATCCTGCCCGGCCAGATTGGCCATATACGTCCGCCAGTCGGACGCGGCGTCATTCATTGCTCCGGCAGTACCGGCAGCTTGGTCATATTGTTGTTTCTGAACCAGCCCGGCAAATCTTCCCGAGTTTGGATTTACACCCATTCTTGAAAGTTGCCGTTGCTGGCTTCCTGCCGCATTCCCATATGCTAGATTTGCATTAACGGCGGCTTTATTGACTGCATCCTGCTCGCTCATTCCGTACTTGGTTAGGAGTCCCATGATTACACCTCTTTTTTTATAAAATAAACTTCTTATATATGGTGAAAAAAACAAAACCTCAAAACGCCGTTTTACGCTCATTTTTTAAGCAAAACTTTTCCGCCCTTCCCCGCTCCCGCTGAACCCGCTTTCATTCTCTATGATTTTCGCATGGTATGGGCTTCTCTTTTGTTCGGTATTTCCCCCTTTTCCCAACAATTCAAGTTGCTTGGCGTTTCGCTCACTGGCTGGCGGATGTCCCAACAAGTCTATTCCTAATTGAACAACCGCCCAATATATGGATTGCAATGATTCAATATCTGATATTTCAATGAGAAATTTCTCCTCAAAAACAGATTTTCTTATATCGCGTAATTGCATTGAAATCTCATTTGAATATCCGTCAATCTGTTGAGATGCTTCATCTATATTTGCCCGACAAAATGTTTCGTGATTAGTGCCCCAAAAACCCCTGCGCAGTTCACCCATTTGAACGATTGCATTAGACACGTGTTTAAGTGTGCAATTGATACAGTCAAAAGTATTGATAATTATTTCGCGTCTCGTGATCTTAATCGGCATTGTCTTTGCCTCTGCCTTAGTTCTTCGAGCAAAATTCAGCTTAAAAACCAACTCCTCAGAAAGCCCCGATAATTCTTTTTGAAGAAGAAATTGTTTTATCGCCAAAGCGTGTTTTCTTTTATTACAGCCTACACAGCCGGGCGCATTCATTTTGTTATAGCTTGCGATAAGTTGAGGTTCGATTTTAAGAACGATTTCTTTTTCTTCTTCGAGAACGACATCCAGCGGACGCGCCGCCATCAAGCTGCTTCCAATACTATCATAAAGCTCATCCGGAACCTTATCCATGAATGGCGGAACGCTTTTCTGTTCCTTGCAGTATTCAATTAAGGTAGCAAGTAGAACATTGCCCTCTGGTATTCCTACATGAATTGCTCTTGCCGAATCCATTGTTGTGTTGCCGCAATAGCTCAGAATCTCGTCCTTAAAATCCAAAATCTGTTTTAAAAAAATCATGATTCTCCTTATTCGCTAAATCTATAACTTGCCGACCACGGAAACGATCCTTCAGGGCTTTCATCTACTTGCTTGCAATTTCCATCTTCGGCAATTGCGTATTCATACGTTCCCCCGCTCCATCTATAAAAACTTCCAAAACGCGCCCAATTCCTGCCAACACTTCCAGCTGGATATGCCAAAGGAACAAATTCGCCGTCCGGATTGCTTTGAAGTGCGCTGCCATCAGCATAGCCCCAACAGCAATTTTCAACACTACCGCCGGTTCCATATAACCCATTGGTATTTATTCTAAGCGAGGTTCCGGGAGTGTGCCCCACGTGCATCCAAACACTAAATGGATTGCCGCAATTATCGTAGTGAGTACCAGGCATGAGTATAGTTGTACTGATATAAGAATCTGAAGTAACATCTGGGATACATATATCAAAATAGCATTCTCCGGAGCAGTTTTTTGTTAATGAACCTTGAATGCGGAGTCCATCACAAGGTGATTCGCAGTCTCCAAGAAGCATCTCTTCGTATGCGGCATAATTAGCGTAGAGATTAGTATACGCGGCCTCGTATGACTCAAAAGGCCCTGCGAGTTTAATTAAATGGTTTCCCGATTCATCACAGGCAGTTGAATAAGTTCCAGACGCAATAACCATAATGTCGCCAGAAGAGCAATCATAATGGCATTCCGGATCTGAACACATGCAACGACCTACAATATCCCAATGCTCGGACGATCCACCAAATTCATATAGCGCATCAGTGTCGGACATTGATGAAGAACCCGGCTCGTCTTCTGCTTCAACTGCTTTCCCTTCGCCGGAGCGTCTGCTTGCTATATCATCCAAATACTTTTCAATAGTCACAGAAATCTCATCAATAACCGCAACAAGCCTATTTGTAACGTCCATATTCTCGTAATTGTCGTTTTTGTTGATAATGGGATAAGCTTTCGTTGAAAAGTTTACATTGAGTCCGCTGGCTGTTGCAAATGATTTCTCCAGCTCCTTTACAGCGTCTACCAGTTTATTGGTTACCTGCTGATTCTCATCAGTATCCATTTGATTAAAAATCACCGGAAGGCTCGAATCTATTTCGAGCTTGGCGTTAAGTATCCGGATAGAATCGGAAGCACCGTTTGTTACCTGCTGATTCTCATAGGCATCGTCCATGTTAAAAATCTTCATGGTTTTGACTGATAGGTCTTTCAGTGCCATTAAAATTCCCCCATGCTCTGAGTAAGAATGAGTTTATCGATATTGACTGTTGTCTCGACTTCTATTTCCCAGTCACGCTCCTTGCGCATAACGGGAAGCCGGAACGAAAGATTTATTTGCGCGGCAGGAATTGTACCAGTGTATACGAGCGTATCATTCGTATACAGTCGAAGGATTACATTCCCTGTTGTTATCGAGTAATCCGCGGCGATTATCTTCGCGCATGAGAAGTTTGCCGGCCGGTTAAGAGAGAATTTCTTACTTTTCCATATTGAGGTTTTATTTTCTGTTCCGCCTTCCCATTTGACACATGAAGTTGTTTGAGCAAGATAAAGCGAGTCGTCCTCTATTTCATAGAAGAGAGCGGAAGCCTCTTCGTCCGTGGTAACAAGCGCTTCTTCGGCAGGATCGTAAACCCATGTCCCGACATCGGTGAACATGAATACCTTGTTATCGTGAACCTCTGCGATCATTGTGTCCGGCTGAAGTTCCTGCCATTGCTCACGCGTGAAAAATTTCTCAGTAACGAGTTGCGCGGTTCCGTTTGATACCATTACAAGGCCGTCTGGTGAAGGATAAAATACCGCTCCTCTGGATGAACATATACCCTGCGCTGAAACACAAGCCTGATTGACTGGTATCTGCCGGACGCAGAACAGTTCCGGATGATCTCCTATAATCAGCTCAGGCTTTCCATTTGTGCAGACGATAAGGGTATTGCCGTAAGCGCCGAAGCCAACAATCTCATATTCAACCGTCTGCATATATTCCACAGGCCAAGCGCAAGGAATAAAGGGTTCACTAAAATATATATCATGCTTATTTGAGCCAGCCGCAGCCAATATTCCGCCGGGCATTCTTATAAGGCCATACATTTCATTCGGCGGATCGCCATAAGCTGGCATAGACTCTGCAAGTTCAGTATCTTGCTTGGTGTCGCTATAATTTGCAGTAGCCGCGGCTATTTCGTCAAGAAATAAAAATCCATTATTAAGGATGCTTCCTGCGCTGCGGTAAATTCTTCGATTCTCCACATTTCCGCCGGGCGCGGCCCCAAGCGCGAGTGTAACGGTATCGCCTGTCCTCGCTTCAACCATCGTGGAAATAGATTGTCCCGGATCGCCCTCTTCCACAATATCAGTTACATACCGCTGACAGTAGTAACGAGATGAAAGTGAAACGGCATAGACAAGCGAAAGCGTGATTACCAAGTCGAATGGATTCATTTTTGCATGGTAATAAGCGGGAGTAAAGCCGAAATCTCTCGGTATCCAAGTGGTATCTTCATTTTCGTTTGCAACGCCCCCTCCCGCCAAGGTACAATACGCTTCATTTTTATAACGAATTTCTTGTGCAACGCCAATAATCGAATTACTTACAGGTGACATAATCCCAATTCCGGCAAGATTAATTGCAATATCGCGGATATCTGTAATCCATATGCCTCCTGAAGCCGCGGTATAACTCCCTGGATAACGCGCTCTGATTGTAAGCGTCTCGCCGTCTTCGGAAACAGTTATTCCGGTGACTGGATCAATAGGACAATCAATCCCCGGTTGAAGTCCAAAATTAGCGATAATGGCCCATGACGATTTGTCTGCCGCCCAGAATGGAGTTACTGTGGCGGTAATCGGCGCAGTAGGCTTGGCGATTGTAGCATCTCTTGTCTCGGCGGCTCCGGCTGTCCCGAAATCGCCTCGGACTTTGAGTTCTCCGTCAGCATCTCCCGTCCACAAAATGCGATTATATTCATCCGCATTGATACATCCTTTAGCTATATTGCAGAGCGTGACAAAATCAAGCCATTCAGCAGCGTCTTCACCGTCTACCCAATCCACCATTTGAAGTTCCGCGACATACCAGCGACCTGAATTCTGGCAGTCGGACGTAGCCAGGAGCCGCCAGTACTGAGCCGCCGTTGTGGACGTGAATGTAAATTCCTGATAGCTGCCCGTATTTGTCGGATCAATCGCCATTTCGGATACATCCGTCCATGTAGAACCATTCAACGAACGCTGAATCATTGCGGTTGTCGGAGCGTTGCCGCTCGTTGCCAGCCGTAAGCGCATTTTGCATATTTTCTTGCTGTTACCAGCCCCGAAATTCTGACCGATATATGCGGTATTGTCAATCGCTGTTGTCGTTTGAGAAGAAGCCCATTGTGTCGTAGTTCCGCCGTCAAATGCGTTTGTTTTTGCAAGATAATCGCCGCCAGAGATTGCATATCCCGCGCCACTGACAACCGCGCCCGGACGACCTATTGAACCTCTCCGGTAGATTGTTTTTACTCCGGCTGCAATTGTTCTTTCAAGGCTCGTTTGTTTGAATACCCTGAGATTTCCGGCAGTCAGATTACAGTTCAACGCTGTTTGCGCCGCGGTATCGGGAAGAAGTTTTGCTTCCGTTCTTGGAATAAGTCCGCCGTATTTTTCAATTTGAAGTTTCATTATTCAATTCCGTTATTGATTTAAGGTTTTCAAGTCCACAGGACTTAACGACATCTATCTTCTTGACACATTCGTCCTCGTCTCCATAGTTCATTTTGACCTCACGTACTTTGCCAAACATTTTAACCGCCGAAACAAGTTGAGACTTACGGTCATTTTCCCATGTCCATTGAACGTCTATTCCGTGTTCTCTTGCAATTTTGATATTCATCAGTATTGCAGGTGTCTGCCATTCATATTCGCCGTGTTGAAGAAGCAAAAAACCCTTGAGAATAATTTTTGCAACACCTTCTTTTATTGCGTCATAGAACATGAAGCTGAATGACCCTCCAAAAAAATCTTCCCCCATTTCTTTACGAGCGCTTGCGCTATCAAAGAAGCGTTGGTTTTTTACTCCTACGTCAGTTCTTACAACAATTTGAGCTTTGATTTTTTCACAATTCTTTTTCCATCTTACATAGCGTCCGGCCGGGAGCCTCCATTCTTTTTCTTCTGTATGAATCTGATAAACTCTTTCCGGCTTTACCCTCGGATAGGAAACATACCAATCATTACATGCCCATACCCGCGCATGCGGACTGAACGAAACGCAGGATTCTTTGCCCTTTCCAAGAAAATAAACTGTTCCAGAACGCTTCATTTTACCTTTTTGACCTTCTTCTTTTCCACCTTAAAAATTCTTTTTATGGCACATTTCGGAATTGATATTGCACCGTAATTTGTCTCTTCGTTTATTCCCCTGTGAGGAGCTATGACAAGAATGTCTTTTGTAGATTCAAGAATCCATCCAACAGATTTATTTACACAGACAGACGGCTTCACTTCATTATTATATATCCATCCGTCAGACATTCTTTTTGAGTCAGCCCACTCTACCAGTACCAGTTTCACTACTTTCCTCCCGAAATCTTTTTAAGCAGTCCCGTCCGCAGTAGTCCCAAAACTTCACGGGCAGAGTACCCGGACAGGGCGATTGCCGCAGATTTATATCCCTCGGAAATATTGTATTCTGACATCAGCAGATGAAGGACGACTCCGGCGAAGCCGGCAATCACCATTTCGGTTATGCCAATGCGCCAGTTGTAACGCTCTTTGAGGTTCTTTCCGACCAGTGTCCTCGTAAGTCCTCCGAATACCGCCAGCGATACAACTGGAAGCAATTCAACTCCTTTTTGAAATATGTCCTTCACTTCCCCGACTCCCTTTATTTTAAAAGTTTCCTGTTTGCCTCGATCGATTCCGGATTATGTTTTGCCCACACGAAGCCGCCGCCGACTTTCACCGCACTCCAGATAGTATTTCTTGAGAACCATGAATCGCCGTCAGCCTTGAGAGACTCAAGCAATCGCCAGTCGCATTCGGCACGATTTTTAGAAGGTTCTTTGATTATCTTGTACGCAATCCCTTCCCATTCGAAATATTCCGTTCCGTACAGCAAGTCATGCCCCAAGAAATCCGGATCGCGGAACGTGCCTATAGGCGGAAAAACATTCTGAACGATTCCCGGTACGCTGCCGAAGTCGGTAGTGAATCCTTTCGGTATTTTTATTCTTGCATCGGGATATTCTGCATCGTGCGGATTCCACATATAATCCTCAAGCATGGTGTATTCGCCATTGAGAAGATTCTCGATTTTGATTCCGTTCAATGCGCGGAGTTCACGTGAAGACGCGGCGGTCATAAAGTCCGGGACGTGCCTGAAATCCCGGAACGGGAAAACCAGTCCGGCACGATATTCGATATCCGACAGCGTAACGAACTTGACAATCGGCTTTTCTGAGTTGGTCATAATCCAGCAATCGTATATTCCCTCTTTCTGGCAGACAACGACTTTAAAAAACTCATCAGGGATAGCAACTCCGGACGATAAATATCTCTTTCCTTCCGTGAAGATTGCCCCGGCTATGACGACAAGCTCCCTACCCTTCATTGCAGACTTGAATGCGTTATGCTCCAGAGTGCGCCACGGACCACAATTAAGCTCGTCCGTCTGTGGACACGCATTGCTGGTGTAAAAGCTGTCAGCAAGCGCCCGTTTATCAAATTGCATGGCCTCTGCCGGGACGAGGTGTCCGGTATCGTAACCTGAAAGAGCGTACGCGCTCCCTGCTGGTGATTCGACAATCATCGGATCGGCACAGAAGTTTCCACAGCCGCGCCCTATTTCGATTGGTGTTCCATCTCTATGAAATTTCTTCATTGTTCGTCCAGGCGTAACGCGGTGAAGAGTCCAGAATGGAACTTTGTGAAAAGAGTCGAATGCTACATCGTAAAATTCATGGCTCGTTACTTTCGCCCCGGTCATTTCCGGGAGAAACGGCTTGCGCTCTTCAATGTCTCCGCGTGTTATCATGACAACATAAACCTTTCCATGTTTGACTCTGAACCCACATATTCCGGGCATTGGCTGTATCCGAATCTGGAAAGGAGTTTTCCGGCTCTGTCTATCAGATTGCCGAACGAAATATTTCCTGCGTCGTCCCATGCCTTAAGCGCATAGTGCGTGAATGCTCCACACCATTCCCCTTCGATAAAAGCGTCCGCGCTGGTCTGATCGGAGCGGCAAGCCGCCAATTGTACGACATTGTGGCGATAAAGAGGAAGAACGGTCTTTGTGATTCGAACAATTCCCGTATCTTCCGGGAGTTCGGGGTTAACCACAAAACGCGGAATTTCGTTTCCAAACGCAATTGAACGAAGTGATCCTGACGCATGACAGCAATCCGGCCAGTCTATAAAAAATGCTTCCGGGTGAAGGTGTGCGAGAACTTCATCCATTTCATCATCTGTAATAAGTGATTGGGTATCATAGTTCCAGTCATCCGGAACCCATGCTTCACCGCGCCCGTCTTCTTCGGACTGGTCAGGATACCATGTGCCGTGGTGTGAATGCCCGTGATATATTTCATCTCCGGGCTGTGCTTCAAGAACGGCTTTGAGAAGCAAATCAAGCCAGTTCTTTTTACTCATATCATCTTCACGGAGTATCTGTCTATCGTCAATACCTATTTTCCCGAACTTCGAAGAAAGCTTATAAGTGTCTTGTACACATCCACGAAGTTTATGAGATTCTCCAGTATAATTTGTCCCGGCAAGCAGCAATATTCTTTTCATAATTCATCCTTTCCTTATCGGGAGTTCACCATTGTACCCTCTCGATAAAGCCCCGACTCCACCCGAGCCGGGGCATGAATATTATTTCAATCGGGAAAGCGCGTCATTAACAACGCGGTTCCTGACCGACGTTGAAAGCCACGGGGATTTTACATCCTTCGCGGTTTCAGCAGTCGCGGTTCCGACAACCGCCGCTGTAATGCCCGAAGCGACCGAGGCAATGGCAGAATTAATAGCCTGAGCCTGTTCGGTTGTAAGATTCCCCTCGGATACCTGCTGAGACACATACGCCTGTGCCGCCACTGTGCCGAGCTGAGCCGCCACGGGCAGAGCCGCGTCAACGACTGATTCGATTGTCGAAGTTACCTGTGCCTGCTGTTCGGTAGTCAGACAGCCGGAGGCTATCAGGAGGCCGAACATTGCGATTACGATCATTGCGAGTCTCATTCCAATCCTTTCTGTTTTTTGTTTATTACATCCCTACGACTGTAGGGCTTATCTCAATTGTTTTGCCCGTCCCTTCAGACCATATTTTGATTGACGTATCGTCAAGGTAATAGGCCTCGGCTATTCGCATCGTCTGAGTATCGTACTTCCATTGCGCGATATGCTTGTTCATGCACCCGGCAAGGAGCATTGCAATCACTATGACAATCAACGCTCCTGCGATAATCCTTGTGTTTTTCATTTCTTGCTCTTCAATATAAAATCGTTGATGTATTTGTTATTCCTATCGCGGTCAAAACTGCGATAACGTCCGCATCGTCGATGGCTATTTCCGTAGACGCGTCCCACCGAGCTTTCTTAACAGTATCAGAGTTGAGAGCGTTCAAAGCATCAGAGAGTTTGCCGAGCGCAATTAGACGATCTGTCAAAACAAGTTTTGATATGAAAGTTTTTTCATCAACCTCAATTTCAACCGCTATAACGCCGCCGTTACCGTCAGACTGATACGCTGTTTTTTTCATAATTAATCCCCCGTTCTTGTAATTTGGATTGCGCTCATATTTATGATGTAGGCACTGGAGGAAGCGTTTTTGCCATTTATCGCGAATTTTAACGTGTGAGATCCTGCTGTCAACGCTACGCCGGTAATTGACGTAATTTCTATCGCCGATGCTACGGCTGCATAATAATCGCCAGCATCAAGGATTTTTGCGGCATCAACAAACATGTCGAGTTTAGCCGCATTCGTGTTTTTTATGATGTTAATATCAAACCTATATGTCCCTGCCGGACACGAAAAATTGACTGTAAAATTGTCGCCGTCTGCCGCCGCTAGCGTATTTCGGAAGGAGCCATTATAGAAGTGAGTAGTTTGTATGACGACATCCCACGTACCAGCGCCGATTGCATCGGGAACCTTCGTCAGCATATTTATATATATTGGCGAAGTAATAGCCCCCGCTTGCGAGGCCGTAACCGAATGAGGATTTGATGTGCTGGAAGCATGGCTTGTCGCTGTGGATATATTCGTCCTTTCTGTACCTGTCAAAATCAGATTAGTTGAACCCTCAGACATGTTATCCATATCGAACGCATCTGCGGCCTTGCTCGTAGGGTCATAGACTGCCGCAGTCATGTCGCCGGAGCCAGCGCCTGATCCAATTTCAATATCGCCCTTATAAAACGCACTTGCGCGAATTGTATTGTTGAGCATCTGAACACTCTCGACATAGACGCCACTGGCATTCAGATATTTGCTGATTGTATCGACTCTCAGGACGGTTTTAATGTCAAGATTTTCGTATACAAGAGGGACGGTTGCGGCTATACCGAGAATTGTAAGTCCAATGAAAATTCCTGCTAAAAATCTATTCTTCATATTTTCCTCTTTTATGATGTTGATACTGGTAAAACATTGACGATTCGATAAACCATTTTAAAATTACTCCCAACACTTGCAGCAATAGCGAGTAAGCGTACATTTCCGGAATCAATATCCGCATCAAAACTTATACCAGTTATTGTGCCGGAGTCCACGTAAGCTCCAGGCGCAAGAGTTGCGCTTGTTCCATCGTGAATAATATCAAGCACTCCTTTGCGATAATTTGTTCCATCGTCAAGTACGTATTCAAGCTTGAATGCCCTGTATGTGGCGACAAGTCCGAGGCTTATGCTTGTCGTGGTGTCATCTGTAATTGTTACTTGAGCTACCTTACCGAATCCCGAATCCGCAAGCAGCTCCCCGGTTTCATCGTCAAAGATCGGAATATTACCTGATGGCAATTCGACCGGGGCGCGAACATTACCAGTCCCTCCGATTGAATTGCCATCATAAAGCGGCAGTCCGGTTACTGCATCTTCTGTAATCTTATCCAATGGAGCTGAATTTGTGTGTTCATGTTTTTTAGAAACTGCATCTGCAAGATTGGCTTCTGTCTGTTCGTATGTCTCCAACAATGAAAAATTAACGTGTTCGTGTTTTTTTGTAACCGCGTCGGCCAGGTTAGCCTCCGTTTGCTCATAAGTTTCTAGCAGTGAAAAATTGACATGTCCATGTCTTGTATCTGTATTTGCGGCCACGTCAGTATTGTTTGAAACCTCATCATCAAAGTCTGAAATCGCACTTACTGTATGTCCATGCGTCAAGAGAGCGGCAAGATTTGCTCGTTCTTCAGCTGTAATTATATTTCCGCTTCCGGCATCCAGAATTTCACTTAGAATTGCAAGATTGCCATGAGTATGGAGCCAAGTTTCTTCTATTTCGTCCGCAGTACTCGGCGGTGTCGCCGGATTATTTCGAATATTGAAATCACAAACGCAAACAGTGGAGTTTCCGCTTGCTGTGTTGATAACTGTCAACGGAAAACACCTCACGCCGTCCGGATGAATATTGGAGAACGCAGCTTTGAGAGTAGCAGTATTCAGCGACATCGTTCCGATTGCTTTTGTCAAATCTCCATCAACCGCCGCAAACTGGCAACCGGCGTATGTTACTCCGCGAAACTGCACAAAAGCATAAATACTTGCCGCTTCATTATCCCCTATTTCTGAAAGCGTAAGCTCGACCGTATCGAGTAGTACAGCTATTCCCGAAGCCCGGCCGGTCTTTGTTGTTGTGTTCAGGGTGATTGTGATTTCGCTCATCAAGCAACTCCGAGTTTATCGTAAAATCTCTTTCCATAACCCGCGGATTTATTTTCGTCTCGTTTTTCGTCCGAGTCGTTTTCGAAACAACGAAAAAGCAGAAAGTCTATCATCGGTGATTTGAACTCATCCCGGATCGGGATTGTTTCACTGATTGCTGTAAGCTCGGTGAATCCGCCGTCTTCATCTCCTTCGTCATTCATTCGCGCATCTGCTCGCTTCTCGCGTATTTCCCTTATGCTGTCATTGAGATATAAAAGCATTAAGGAGTCTTCCCATCGATACGGCGCCACGCTGTCGGCAAGTCCGTGCCTGGCAGCTGTTATGATATCACTTGCAATCATGCTGAGAATCCTTCGTTTTCATCCGTGTAATTCATGGATACGTTTGCGAGTGCGGCGGTTATCTCAGAATTATATTTTTGCAGCCAGTAGCTTGCCAATTCCGGATTGCTCCAAGGCTTTCCGACTTGCATGAACAAACCCTGAACCGCTTTTGCAATCACGCCGGGAGCACAACGTTCGATAATCCGCACTGGTGCATTGCCTGAGTTCAGACGCGGACGGAATACAACCTTTGTCCGCAACGTGCCGCCATCATACGCTGTTAAATCTTTTGATTCTTTGAAAGTGAGCTGATAGTCTTCAACCAATGAATACTTCTCTGTCCGAAGCGGACAAATATTGTCGAAGATTTCCGAACTGCTCAACTGCCTGAGTTTTACACTCTTAAGCCTGTGAACATCAGCGTCGTAAGTTTCGGTCAAGTCATATGATAAAACATCTTCATCGATTGTCTTGTCAATTTCCTCAACCCATGACTCTGAATCAATGCAGAATTCACGCAAGGCAAAACGCAAGGCACGCAAGGCCGCCTCGGTCGATACCTGCGGCACTTCAAGCTGCACATCGAAAACAACGTCATCAAAAGAATTGTAGCTCTTCGGCATTTTTTAAGCCTCGCTTTGATTGGCCTTGAGATTATTTTCTGCGATCAGTTTCTTGGTGGCTTTGTTTCCTTCGTTGCGCAGGCGGACGAATTCAGATTCGGTTGCCTCACCGAGAATGGTATAAGGAAATGTCTGAATCTTGCCAACAACCTTACGCGTTACCCCCGGAAGCTGACGATACTGAGGAGCAATTGCATGATTGGCAACTTCGAGAAAACGTTCAGGAACAACCACTTCGTGCTCTCGCTGGATCACAAGCATTTCGCCGTTTACGCTGAGTGTTACCATATCCTCATCGTTAGGGTGTGATTTGGCCTGAAACTGGACGCGATAAAATTTTTCTTTACGTTTTTTTTCGACAACTTCTTCAGTCGCTTGTTTTATTCCTCTGCGTCCACGAGTGGTTCCTTCTTCCTGATTTGTCTTGTTGTTGGCTTCTTCTTCGCTCATGACTTTTCCTTTTGTTTTTGTTTATACAAAAAAGGGGACGAGAAGTACTTGTCTTCTCAATCCCCTTGGGTTACGAATTATTCAGGATCGGCGGTTGCCGCGCATTCCAGTCTTGCAATCCAGAGCTGGTTTAGGATTACCGTTGCCTGGTATATTTTCCAGGCAACAAATCCCGTCTGTGCCAACGGGTCGCCTTTGACCGGTTCAGGATTTTTCACCATCGGCTTGACGGCGTTTTCCCCCTGGAGAGGAACTATCCCGTAAGCGTCCTTGGCAACGATTATCAGGGGATAGACATCACACTGAGCAGCCTCGGTAACTTCTACGCCTCCTGAAAGGAATGTGGTTCCAGATACGCCGACTGCCGCCCACGGCGAGAAAAGCGAAGTAAGGATGATTCGGACACTGTCAATCTTCCCTACTTCTCCCGGAAGCGCCTTGTCGCTGTTGGCGTATTTTGCAACGGGAACGAATCCGGACATCTTGTTGATATCGGGTTCCAAATCAGTATGCCCCATCGCAAAATATGCCGCGCCTACTGGCTCGGTGGCAATATTGGGACTTGCCTTGATAATTCTGCTTATTGTGCGCGCCTTGTTGCGCTTAAGCGAACGAACGATTTTGCTGAAATCCCCACGAGTTGGAGCGCTGTTTACGTCCGCACGGCTGGCAACGCCACCAGCATAGAAAACGTTTGTGCCAGCTTTCAGCACTGCAATGCGGAGAAGTTCGACTGTATCAGCCAGCTGTTCACCGCAAACGTCCATCATTTCCTGCAGAACGGGATCGTCATGAGTGTCTTTTATAACATCAGTGATCTGAACCCAGTCGCCATACTGAGCGAGCGTTACGGTATAGTCCGTATAGCTGATTGCGGAACCGTCCGGAGTTACTCCTTCGGCAAGCGGTGTAGTTGCTGGAGCCAGTGAGTTGTACCGTCTCCATTTGCGAGTCAGGGTTTTGTTTTTACCCTGCGGATCGAAATGACCGAATCTTTCGGTCACGAACAAGTTCTGTCCGCGCTTAAGCAAGCGCTTTGCGGAAGACCCTGCAACCTTCGGGGATATATCCCCATACGTGTTTGTTGCCATTTGCAACCTCCTTTTGTGCCACGCCGTTTTTTTGTTCGGCGTTTGTTGTTTGCACTGGCACTCGGAGGCGCTCTGGCTTTTTATATCAACCGTTCACCATGAACGATTTATATAGCGCGAATTTTAATTTCTTTTTTACATCTCCGGCAGTAAAGTTCAACATGACTGCCTTCAACGAGTTTTCCTCGACCAAGAAGCTTTCCGCATTCCGGACATCTCAAAATAATTTCAAAGCTTTCCGGAGCGGATAAAAGACCTTTCTTATTCTTCGTTATCATCGTCGGCATCAAACCCGTTTGCAAATTCATCATCTTCATTACCGGCATTCTTGCCTTTATTGTCATGATGGCTCTTATTTCCACCCTTCAGAACTGTCTTCTGGAGGCTTTTCTTTTTATCGCGTTTTGCTTCGGTGTCGTTGTCGATTTCTTTTGACTTTTCCTTTGCGCAATTTTCTTCATAAGCATTCAGGACAAGAATTGCATCTTCGGGATCAAGGGACATGGCAAGCTTATTGATTCCGGAAGACTGTTTCTTGACCCATTCCTGAAATTCTTTGCTGTCAGATATTTCCATTGCATTTGATTTTTTACGAGTCAGGTTGAGCCAGAAATTTGTAACAGCCAAATCTTCACGAAGACGTTCTTTTTCTTCTGTTTCTTTTGCGCGGGCAACTGCTTCTCTGGCAATTGCGTCCTCTCTGGTTCTGCGCTCCTCGGGGCTTTCCTGCTTTGTATTTGAACCTGACTGTTCTAAAATAAGGTCAAGCACGTCGCGCAGTTCGGGAATGACTTCAAGCGCACCATTTATTTTATTTCGACGGTCTTCGGAAAGTCCCTCAAGGATAGTATTGAACGAGCTTTTCTGCTTGTCCTGACTCACTGCCGTCGCTTTGGTTTGATTTGCCTGAGACTGTGTGTCTTCCGGTTTTAGTGTCTGATTTTTTTCCGAAGTCTGCTGATTGTCTTTTTCCGTGGCGCGTTGCTCCGCAAGTTCAAGGGCTGATTTGCCTTTACCGTCCTTGTCGTCATTGCCGCCAGAATCATCTTCGCCATCTTCATCATTGCCTGAATCGTCTGCGTCCTGCTCGTCTTTTTCTTTCTTGTCTGTTTTCTTTTTATTGGCTTTCTCGCCAGCGTTATCGTTATCGTCGTCATCGCCATCGAACGCGGATGAAAAATCATCATCGAATTCTTCTCCGTCTCCGTTAAACTGGTCTTTGTTTTCGTCCAGATCAAGTTCTTTGTCGAATTCATTCGCCATGATTGTTATTCTCCTTTAACGTATTTTCTTGCCTGCTCGGGTAATGACAACACCCAATCCAGGACGTTTACAGTATGTAATTTTTTAATTGCTTCAGCTTCGCTTCCGGACTTTGCAGATAATTTTAATGCAACATCTAATTCTTTGTCTCTGAATGACTTAACGGCTTTCAAAATAACCATTCCGCTTTCCGCTTCATCTGCTCGGGTCATTGCATTAATCTGATTACCTGATAGATATTCAACTATATTCATAATCTTTCCTTTGCTCTCAATCTATAAACGGCTTTTTCAAATGGCAAAAAAACAAAACCTCTTTTTTACAGAAATTATGAAATAGCTTTTTGCGGAACCGGTTTTAATGCGTTCAATTGATCCAATTTCAAGCGTTCGGCTTCAATCTTTGTCTTTGCCATAACTGACTGAGCATTAGCCTGTGTCAATTCGGTATCGGCCTGAGCTTTTGCCATATTCATTTGCATTTCGGCTTGCTGTGCCTGGGCTTCGGACTGAGCTTCAGCGGCTTCTTCCTCATCGGACTTCAGCCAGGTATCGGCATCAACATCAAGCATGGCGGCAAACTTTCTGAAGACTTCTTCAAACTTGACTTTTCGCTGTAACGCCTCGTTGCTCATGACCAGTTCAAGAAGTTTACTTATTCCGGCCAGCTGAGTTGCTTTTTCCTGGAACGATGCAAATCCTTTGGCCTTGGCGGTGAAGTTTCCTTTTCCTTCGGCTTCGGGATCATCCATGTTGTAATCAAGGAAGGAAGTTGTGATAGGTTCGATAAGGCCTTCATCATAATTACGGATTACCGAACCAAGATATTTCCCTGATTTTTCAAGGCGTTGTGATAATTCGTAAGCTGTTTCACCGCCGATACTCTGCCCCTGTTGAATTTTCGGGATATTGCTGTCATCATCGGCAAATCGAGAAGCAAGTTCAATCATGCTCAATAAGGATTCCCCCACGTCCTGAATCACGACTTGCTGAACGGCCTGGCGAACATCTTCACATTCTTCAGAGACATCAAGTATCATGCCGGGCTTAAGTTCGCCGGGCTGAGTATGAAGCAAACGGCGTTTGAGTGCAAGAATAATATTTGAGGCCAGCTTTTTATTGTCTTCGAATGATCGAACAGCCCCGTTCATAATAACCTGTACATCTTCGAGATTGTCTGCTGGGCTTATTCCTGTCGTACTGTCAATATCGTCCTCGAAAACTGCGCGATAAAAGGGACGTTGCATTTCCTCTTCAATGCGAACATAGCGAATTACTCGATCACAGGCGACAACGCACATGACTTCAACATCATCGCCTTCATTTTCACCGTCGTCAATATCGCCATCAGACAAACTCCAGTCCTGAAATTCATCAAGACTTTTTTCGAATTCGTCAGCAACTTTACGCGGAACACGTCCCCAATATTCCAGAACTTTTATATTTTTTTTGCGATTGACGATGTTGCGCTTATCTGGAGGAAGATCACTGGTATCAACAGAATCGGCAGACCTGGAATAGCTTTCGGAAATGGCGGACTCGATTGCATCCTTGATAAAAAACGGCTTTTCGCTTTGTTTCCTGAGTTCGTTCGGAGACATATATTCACGATATATGACGGCTTCGCTTTTTTGCAGATCACAACTTTCAATGTCTCTGAAGATATTCCAACAAGCTACATACTCCCAGGATGGCGATTCTTTGACAATTTTGAATTTTTCCCAGCGTTCATACTTACCGCTTGCGCTCTGAGTCCCATCGACAACGCGATATCCCTGTTTGACAACGTCAATGACCGATTGCCGGGCGTATGTTTCGCCGTAAATTGCGCCTGAAAGTACATTTTTCATAAGTTGGCGATCAGCGTTGCAATCAGCATACTGCTCGTTGATTCTGGCGCTCATGAGTTCCATTTTACGTTCAACGCCGGCGCGTTCCTCGGGGGGCAAGTCCTCTATCAATTGACCGCACAATGGAGAAAGTTCGAGCGTAAACGGGATTTTCCCCTGCTGAAGCAATGTGTCAATCAGAATTGAATATGCAGCAACAATTTTCTGCTTGGTGATACCGATAAAAGTCTGGCTCTGCCAGCTCTCTGCACCTTCGCACTTTTTCCATTTGCCGGTACTGATCCGGTGAAATGCGTCAATATTGCGCTGCCATTTTTTCTCAATATCCTTGCGATCTTCAGAGTATTCCTTGAAAACCCTATTGACGTGTTGCACCAAACCGGTTATATCGTCATTCATGGGACTGTCCCCCCTTCAGGATGAGCCTATTACGCCGCGAATGTGATAGCTCCGCTTGATACCACTTTACCGTCCGGCATAATCAGATGCAGATAGACTGTACTTTCCGCAACGCCGGTAATATTGAGGTCTACAAGTCCGGTTGCGTTCGAAATAAGCGTTCCGGCGGTCAGCGAATCGCCGCCGTCTTTGAGAAGTACGCCGTTTGTGCCGACTGCGAGAACAGTTCCGGATGCTGCGGGTGTTGCACCTGCGGAGTCGCTGGAGAAATAGAATTTGATGCCGGACTTGGCGGCGATAGCGGTATCATCGTTGTTTTTGAGCGCGACTGCGGCATTGATTACGCCGACGGCTTCTTCACCGATTGCGATTGTGCCGGATACGGGAAGCAGTCTCAAATTTGCGACATTGTCGGCTATCTGTCCGAGGGCGGTAAGGTTTTCGACGAGCTGCTGAATTGATGCAGGGGCGGGCATAGGAACACCGCCGATTTTGAGACTGGTAATTTCAACATTTTTCCCCTTGAGTTTCCCTGCAATTTCAACATCCTGATTGAAAACCCTTGTAGTTCCATCGAGTTCTGACATGATAACAACTCCTGTTTTATGTTTGTGTAATCCTGGCTTTTAACTGGATTATAAACAGGAGTGCTATCAATATCAAAAAAACAAAACCTGAATTTTAATTTTTCTGTGAATTTTTATTTGCCGGGCAATCTTTTGCTGAAAATCTCAGCGGCATTTTTCAGCGGTGATAAATCAAGATGGGCATAGACTTTTTCGGTTATCCGCGTATCGGCATGACCAAGCATTTTGCTGATGATGTGAAGAGGTACGCCGTCAGCGGCCAGCCAGCTTCCAAACGTTCGCCGCAAGTCGTGAATCGTGAGATTTTCAATTTTTGCATTCTCAATGATTCGGGCAAATGTTTTTTTAATGTCGGCCAAGTGCCGAGTTTTCGCACCTTTGGTACGTGCCGGAAATACCCATTCACGGGAATGACCTAACGCGGCTTTACGGCGGTTCAATATTTCCATTGCAACCTCAGACAAGGCAACCCGTTGTTCATTATCGCTTTTAAACTTTTCCGGGGGGATTGTCCATTTCGCATGAGTCAAGTCTAATTCATCCCAGCGCATGGCCAATACGTTTGCTTTCCGTTGTCCGGTTAGAAGCAGAAGCCGGATTGCATCGCATGAAGGTTGATATTGCTTCGCCATAACATGCTTCTCGATCTTTATCATTTCATCAAAAAAACGAGTCATTTCATCGGGGTACAAATAGCGTTTTCTAGCATGTTCCTTGTACAAAACCAGCCCCATTGCTGGATTATTGCCGCTCCATTTATCGTTGTGAATTGCAAAGGTAATGACGGCTCTAATTAACTGCGCAACTCTATTCGCTGTGGTTTTAATTCCCTTGTCTCCGATTTCTTTGAGTAATCTACGAATCTGATCGCGTGATAAATCATCAAGCTTTACAGAACCTAACGCGGACAGATAAAGCCGCCATAAGCTTTCCTGAGCCTTTGATTCACCTTTTGCTTCGCAATAGAACTCATAGGCATCGCAAAGCGTCAATTTTGATGCCATAACAGGCTTCAGTGCATCATTGACGGCAATCCTGGCATTTGCATTGTCTGCGGCCTTTCTAGCGTCATAAAGCGATACTTGGCTTGCATTGCCGATACCTTTCTTGTTCAGCTTCCCATTGGCGCGGCGCATGAAGAAGTAAGTTTTCGATATTTTCCCGGCACGGAGATATAAATATTTTGTCTCGGTATCCTGATAATCAATTCGGGGATCGGAATAGGGAAGCTTATTGATTGCGGCCTGAGTAAATTTCATCTTTTTCGCCATGATTTCAATGCCTTTTTATAGTGCTTGGGTAACTATTGGGTAACTGATTTGATAAAAATACAGCCTCATTTAGCATAAATCAATATAAATTAGGAAAGATTTAATATACTGAAAATAAGTTCAAAACAAGCACTTATACGCCCTTGCCCTTATTGTTGTGGCCCAGAAGGCCGGGGGTTCGAGTCCCCTCATCCACCCCAGCTTTTCACTCTCAAATTAAGCTCAAAATGAACCTCCCGGAATGTTTATCCGCAAAAGCTGCAACATACCTCAAAAAGCTGCCAAAAAGAAAAAAAATAGAACATTTTTTTAAGTCTCCTGTATGGCTGGTAGCCTACGAACCTATTTCTTTGTTTTTATACTCTAGTCGGTTAATATATCTACTTTATCAAAGTTCTGGAAATTCCAAGAAAGAAGGGTTTTCATTTCGGAATGATGCTTTGTGTCCGCATTCTTAATGAAGTCAGCAATTGCAGAATTGAAACACTCGAAGCAGTTGTAATATCGACAGTTGAGGC